AACTATAACTGGTTCATTATTAGTAAGTGGTTCAACTACTCAGATTGGAAACAATACATTGGATGGTAATACTACACTAAGTGGAACAGTTGAAATTAACGGAGATACTTTAATTACTGGTTCTATTGATATAACAAACGGAGTTAAATCAAACGGAACTGAATATTCATCTTCTTTATTCCAAAGTAGTTCAATATCAGGTTCGGTAATACAATTTACCAAAGGAGATGAAACTACTCAATCCGTAACAATACCAAAAGGATTGGGTTATAGTGGATTGGGTTGGGCAAGATATAATGATACAACTTATACAACTTCATCTGCGTTTGATATCAACGATGGTGTTGATGTTAAAATTCCTTGCAATTCATCATCATCTATTGAAACCCATATGCACTCATCCGTTCCATTTTTCAATCCAATTACACAAAGAATACAAACGGAAAATGAAGGAGATGTATATTCTATCACTATTGATTTCAGTATGAGAGCAACTCGAAACCCATCTGATGGCGATGATATAAGATTATCTATGAATAATACAGTCGGAACTCCATATTCAAGAGCTAGTAGAGATTTACACTTCGCAAAGAAAGATACCTCATGGCACAAGTTCCATGAAATATTCCAATATTATGCAGATGCAGATTTTGTGGCAAATGGAAACGAATTTAATTTACAACCAAGAGGTGTTGATGTTGAAGTTGCAGATGTAATCATTTTCATCCAAAGAACGCAAAACCATTCCCAACATTAAAATATAGAGTAATACTATCCTCACATCAATTATTAGAGTAGGTTAGTATAATGTAACTAACTGACTATCAGACATCTATGATAGTGAACACGTAAACAAATTAATGAGTTATGTATAGATTCCATATTTAAAAAACCTATTCTTCTTTTTCTTTATATTTATAGATAAGTTAAACAATATAGGAATAGATAAATGGCAGTAGAATACATATATCCGGGCTCATCATCCTTTTCTGAGGGACAAACTCCATTTGGTACATTTGATACTGATGCAATATTTCAAGCCGATGCACCGAAAATAGCTAATTGGTGTGCTAAAAGACTTGGATACCCAATACAAAACGTTGAATTAGTTGATGAAAGTTTTTATTCATGCTTCGAAGAGGCAACCGCTGAATATGCTGCACAAGTAAATCAATTTAATATCAGAAATAATCTCGATGTACTTAAAGGAGTACCAACGGGAACCAATTATTCACAAAAATTAGTAGAAGGTTCGATTTTACCAACATTGATTGGTATTTCGGATGCTTATGGTACTTTAGCTGGTGTGGGTGGTAATACTGATGTAAAAAGTGGTTCTATTGATGTAGTAGCTGGACAACAAACTTATGATTTAGATGTATTCGCTAGTTCATCTGAAGGTGGTAATCGTATTGATGTAGTAAAGGTGTTCTTTGAAGCACCACCAGCATCAGCGAGATTCTTTGACCCATATGCCGGAAGTGGCCAGGGTACTATGCAGATGATGGATGAATTTGGATTTGGTGGAATGTCACCAGCATCACAATTTGTTATGATGCCTGTATATCAGGATATGTTACGAATGCAAGCAATTGAATTTAATGACCAAATAAGAAAATCAGCACACTCATTTAATATCACAAATAATAAATTACAAATATTTCCAATACCAGCAAACGATGAGAAAATGTGGTTTGAATACTTTGTAAGAAAAGAATTTATAGAAAATTCAACAAACGTACAATCGGATGTAGTATCTGATTATTCAAATATTGGATATAATTTTATTCCTTACTCATTTATAAATGATGTAGGTAAGCAATGGATTAGAAAATATACACTTGCACTTACTAAGGAATTATTAGGAGCAATTAGAGAAAAATATAGTTCGGTTCCAATTCCAGGTTCTGAAATTTCATTAGATGGAGCAGCGCTAAGAGCAGAAGCTTCAACTGAGAAAGATGCGTTGGTAGAACAACTTAGAGAAAACTTGGATGAGTTAAGTAGAAAAAATCAATTTGAAATTAGGAACAATGAATCTAACTTTCAACAAGAGATGTTGAGAAAAGTTCCATTAGCAATATACGTAGGATAAGAATATGCCAAGATTTGCGTTAGATAGAGATATAAGATTCTTTGAAGGAATCTCAAAGGAATTAGTGGATGCGGTTATAGAAACAACTGTAATCCTATTTAAACTTGCCATTGAGGATTTATCAACAAATCTATATGGGGAATCCCTAAATAAAACATATTATCAGGGTACACAATGTTCTGCTGTAATTGATAGGGATGATACTACTACTTCTTATGAAGGATTCGGACCTGATTCGGGTCAAAGTGTAGAATTTAGATTTAATCGTATTACATTGAAGGATAAGGGATTCTACCCAGAAATAGGGGATATCATTTCCCACAATGATGCATACTTTGAAATTGATAACGTAAAAGAGGACCAATTAATTGGAGGGCAGAGTGGTGAGAAATTCTCAATATTATGTTCAGCATTTATGACACGAAAAAGTTCAATTCAAACTGAAATGAGAGTTATCTAATGAATAAACGAGAAACAAATAGAGCAAATCAAATGAGTATTAGTAAGGAGTTCACTAAAGGTGTGAAACTTATTGATATTGATACGACTATTGCTGAATATATGGTAGACTCCATTATTCCAAATGTAGAAGAAAATGGTAATCAAGTTAAGGTACCTCTTTTATATGGAAACGCTGAACGATGGAATAATGCAAGAACAAAAGGATATCTAAGAGATAGTAGGGGTAAGATTCAATTACCTTTAGTAATGTTTAAAAGAAATTCTATCGATAGACAAGATGGAATGGCGCAGTTTAAAGATGTAAACACATTACCAGCTTACAAAAAGTATTCGCAGAAAAACAAATATGAAAGATTCAGTTTACAAGTAGGTGCATCTAAGGCATTGGAGCAATATGAAATATCGGTACCCGATTATGTTACTGTTACCTATGAGGTGATGGTATGGACATCATTCACCGAACATATGAACGCTATTATTGAACAATTTCAATATGCAACCGATAGATATTGGGGAACTGATAGTGGATATAAATTTAGAACACGTATTGATTCATTTGATAATCAACAAGAAGTAGGTGAAGGTTCTGAGAGAGTAATTAGAACATCATTTACAATGGTGACTAACGCTTACTTATTACCTGAAACATTTGATGATAAGCCAACTGTTAAAAAATCATTCACTCCAAAGAAAGTAGTATGGGGTGTTGAAACTGATTTAACTGGTACATCATTTTCAAATCCTAATATTTACAACGAATATCAATCAGTAATTGATTTTGTTGCAACTAGAAGCTCACAAAGTGGGGGTTTTGTTGATTATAGAACTATTACTCTAAGTAATGTAAGATTACCAATATTACCAGGTGAGTTAATTGGTTCGTTTGATACATTGAATTGGTTTAGAGTATATATAAACTCAGAATTCAAACCATCGACAACTTACACATATTCGTTTAATGGTACAACCAACGAAATAGTATTTATATTCAATGCAACTTTAGGTTTTGAATTGGATGCTAATGATGAAGTTGATGTTGTTGGTAAATACGAACAACTATGAACATAAAGACTCTTAAAAACATAATGAAAGAGGTTAATCAACCTAAAGAGTTTACATTAACACCTGTAAATCTAACACATGAATTGTATTGGATTTGGAAGGTTACTAATTGTAGATTAAAAACTTTAGATAGTAGATTGGAATCTCTTAGGAAGCCTGATAGTAGATTTGATATATTTGTATGGGGTGGATTCATATCACATAACGATTTCAAATTTGAACAAGTTGGAAATGATTTTCATATAAAATTTATAAGAACAAACTTTCCATCAACTATTTTAAATCCAAATGACCCTAATTATGGTCAACCTTGGGGTTTTGAAGATAGTGATTCGGTGAAAATTGAAGGTGATTTAGAAAATGTAATATAATGGCTAGAAAAAAACCAAATATTGATTTAGGTAATATTACCAAACGTAGAGATAGGGAATCCTTTAAAAACTTTGTATTAGAAGTTATAGAGGATACTTTTTTATATGAGGCAGCACCTACTACAATACCATTAGATGGTGATACTCAAACATTATTTACATTAGTGTTGGATGGGTATAGATTTGTTTACGAAGAATTAGTCGTTTCAGATTCTAAAGATTACTTAGATGTATATTTATATGGAGTGAAGCAAATAGATAATTACGATGTAACATTTGATGCTACATCAATAACAATTACTTTTACTGAGAGTATAACGAGAGTTCCTACTGATGTGGTACGAACTGATTTTGAAATCAAAGGTAAAATTACAGAAATAGTATAATGGCTAGATTAATACCACAGAAGCAGATTGAAGAGATTAGTATTTTTAAGGATAATGTATCCGCAAATAAATCTGTCTTTATATCTGGCTCACTTATAGTATCCCAATCAATAAACATTGGTAGTGAATTAACAACACCACAAAGTATAACTGGTTCAGTAGAAATTACTGGTTCATTGGAAATTGATGGTAATTTAATATTCGCAAATTCTGAAAACAGATTAGATGCAACCGCATCGTTTGCTGATGAATCGGTAGATACTCAACGATTTGGTGGAATATTAGCAAAAGACTTTGGTGAGAGTGATGCTACCTTATATGTATCATCTACTAATGGTAGTGATGATAACGATGGTAGAACTCCCCAATTCTCATTAAGAACGATTAAGAAGGCAGCTAAGATTGCAACTGATGGGGATGATGGTAGATATGGGTTACCAACTGGTTCTTTATTTAGTGGATTTGCTATTAAAATTGATACGGGTACTTACTTAGAAGAAAACCCAATTGAACTTCCAAAAAACACAACTGTTTGGGGAAGTGGTTTAAGGGTAACTAAAGTTCTTGCTAAAAACGAAAACGAAGATTTATTTTGGGTAAATAGTGGTAACTACTTATCTGAAATGACTTTTGGAAATTTAAGAGTATTCCCATCAGTTGATGTATCCGAAAAGGGATTCGCTGTTGCATTTGCTCCTAACGCATTTATTACAACATCACCATACGTTCAGAATTGTTCTATGATTTCAAATCAAGAGAATTCATTCTTAGAAAAGTATGAAGATATTCCTGCTGGGGGTGGTGGTTTAAATGTAGATGGAAATAAGATACACCCAGATTCACCATTAGCATCTATGGTATTAGATGCATACACTCAGATTGCACCCAATGGTGTAGGTTGTCAAGTTGTTGGTAGGGGGTTCATTCAATTAGTATCCTTCTTCACAAACTTCTCAGCATACTCAGTAAAGGTTATAGATGGTGGACAAGCAGTACTTCTTAACTCAAACACATCGTTTGGTGATTTTGGTATGTATGCTAGTGGTTCTCGATTTATTACTGGTAGTGGTGGAAATGGAGATGCATTTTTTAATGTACAAAATAACTATTCAATTATTGTTGATACCATTAAAAATGGATTAACTGCAATACCTGATTTAGTTCCGAATACAGATAAGGGAAAACGATTAACTGACCTAACTGAGGTACCTCAGTATTTTGTATCAGAGGATTCAACTACGGATGTAGCTGATAGAGTTAAATCAGATTTTAGAATAGTAAGTTCTATTGTAGAAGATGGTATCACAAATGTACCTAAGTTACTTGCTAAAAGTGGTAAAGGTGGGTATGGTCCTGAATCATTATATAATGTAGGTGGTAATATACAATATGTAAATGAAGCTACGGCTTCTAATACTGATGTACAATTAATGGATACTAACTTTGATATTATAATAGATATCATTGAAAGAGGTAACAATGCTACATCATCATACGTACAAGCAAATAATGTATCATCATCCATAAAGGTAGGTGGTATAACTGAATACACAACTTTTGCTGTATCCAACGATACGAGTAAATCTATTGTAGATAAATTTGATACTGTAATTAGTATTATCCAAAACGGATTAACTGCATCACCTATTGTTAGTAGTAGTACTATGGCTGGTTATAAGTTTACTGATACTACAATATATGAAACTGATGTAACTTCATCATTGGAAACTATCCAAACAGTAAGTTCATCCTTTTCACTTGTATATGATATTTTAGCAAATGGAACTGGTTCATTACCAACTACTGTTTTAAGTAGTTCGGTTGAAAATCCATCGGTTGATGTTCAGAATGCATATACATTATTAATAGAAAATATACCATTCATACAAGATGAAACTATTGCATATTTAAGTTCTTCTTGGAGTGAACATCCATACAATCAAGAAACGTGTAAAAGAGATGTAGGTTTCATAATCTCATCATCAGCACATGATTTATTATTTGGTGGAAATGAAGAATCAATTCGTAGTGGAGTATTCTATTACCAATTCCCTTCAAACGCAACAACAACCGAAAAAGACCCAACATTAACTGGTGTAAAGTATGCTAGTGAGTTGGCAATCAATATATTAGATGGTAAGGTGTTTTCAGAGGCTTCTAGTGAGTTGGATAATGCATATGATGTAATCTATCAAAACAAAGATTTCGTTAGAGGGGAAGCAATTGCATACATTTCTTCTTCTTGGAGTGAATTTGAATATAGTGATACTAAATGTAAAAGAGATATTGGATATATCTTAGATGCCGTAGCAACTGATATACATTATGGTGGTAACGAACGAAGTGTAATAGCTGGTGAGTTTTACTATCAATATCCATCATTAGCAATTGTTGATAATAGAACTACGGGTCAATTACAACAAACGTTAGATGCAGTTAAATATGCAAAACGTATTACTCAAAAGTTGGCTAATAATGAAACATTCATATTACCTTCAGCATCAGTACTTGCTGCAGTTAATTTGATAAAAGAAAATCGTTCATTAATCCAAAATGAAACAACTACATATATCGATACTCAATACCCTAACTTCTCATATGATAGAGTTAAGTGTAGACGAGATGTTGGATATATTGTTGATAATGTGATAACTGATTTATTATATGGTGGTAACGAACGAAGTGAGTTAGCTGGATTGTACTACTTTAAATTTCCATCAATTGCTAATACAACTCAATTAGAGGAAACATTAGAAGCAATTAGATATACTAAGGAATTTACTAAAGCAATAGCGAAATCTATTGTATTAGAAACTCCACAGGTAATTCTAAACGATGCTGGTAATATTAGAGTAACTTCATTTGAACCAACAACTGGTTCAATATCTGCAACCGATACTGAGGTACAAATTGTTTCTCAATCATTTGGCATAATTGAAGATATCATTAGATATGGTACGGATTCGGTACTAAGTTCAATCGCTGGTAATTCAGAGGATTATATTTGGAATTTAGAAAACCCATTAAATGTTAGTGGTATAGCTCAAATTACATCCGATAATGTAGCAACAGAAGTTACTGAAAATTTAGTAACATCTAATTTCGATACTGTAATAAAAATTATTGAAAGTGGTAGTTCAATTGAAACTGAACAAACCATTGGAACTGATTCTAAGGGTAATCCAATATCAACTGTTGGTATTCCTAAAAGTTCATATGGTGATAACTTAGTAACAACTACAATTGGTACTACAATTCCATCTGATATAACTTTAGTAAAGAATACTGAAGCTGGTATTAAGTTTGGAAGTGGTGTACAAATATCATCATCCATATCAGTAGATTCAACAACTATAAATAAAGTATCATCATCATTCTCAACAGTATCCAATATCATACAATATGGTGTTAGTGGTAGTTTAAATATAATCGGTTCATCCGATGCATCTACTTACTTTGAGGTGGTAACATTATATGATGATAGTTTTAGTATAGCTAAAACACAAATACAAAAGTTTGATGATGTTGATGGTAAAATATTAGGTGAGGATACTGGTTCATTTGATGATAGTGTAAAAGACCCTACCCTTACATTAAAGAGGGGGGATTTATATACATTCTCAATAAATTCATTAAGTAATGTAAATGCAATACTAAGTGAAACACAACCATTTATTATAGCAACTAATAGAAGTACTGATACAAAATACAGATATAATGATGGAATTACTAATAATGGTTCTACATTCGGAACAATTACATTTATAGTTCCATTTGATGCACCTGATAGATTATTCTATGTAAACGGAAATAATGTAAATGCTAGTGGTATAATTAATATTGTGGATGAGTTGCCATTATCGGATACTCAAAAATATGTTGAAATACCATCTATTGGATTAGTTGAGGTTGTGACAAACAACTCCGATGCAATTAAGATATCTAATATAGAGCAATATACATTAACATATACGGCTTCTTTAAACGAATCAAATGAAATCAGTTCATCATTCGCAACTTCAATTGATATATTAAAAAACGGAGTAGGTGTATTTACTCCTACAACAGCAACATACAATCCTGCTGATGGGGAATTTGTAATGACTATTTCTCAACATGGTTTATATGTTGGTGATAGAATTTACTTAGAATCTGAATCATTTGTATTCACTTGTGATATGGACGGTAATAGAACTGAACATAAATTACCTTCAGTTGGTCAACCTGCTTATGCTGGACAATTAACAATAAACTCAATAACTGATAATACCATAAGTGTAAACGTTGGTAAATCAGGCCCTAATATAAACTTTAATCCAACCAATGCATCTTATGACCCAGCAACTGGTGAATTTAGTGCAACTGTTGGTAAACATAGTTTAAGTGTAGGAGAAGGCATTGTACTTTCTAATGAATCATTTGCTTTCACTTGTGATATGGATAATGACCAATCGGTTAAATCATATCCAAGAGTTGGTATTGACCCATTCGCAGTACGTTCTATTCCAATCACATCAGTAACCGATACTACATTAACATTTAATGTTGGTGCATCTGGTCCAAATAAATACTTTACTCCAACCGATGTTAATTACAATGCATCAAATGGAGATATGTTAGTGACTGTTGGTCAACATGGTTTAGGAATAGGTAGAAGTGTAGTATTAGAAAATGAATCTTTTGCTTTCACTTGTGACCAAGATGGTGATTCTACAACTCATTCTTATCCGAGATTAGGTTCTGACCCATATGCTGGAAAATCAATTGTAATAACTTCGGTTGGAACTACATCACACACACCAACAAAGGCTCCATATAATGCATCAACTGGTTTAGTTACTTTAACAATAGCTGGTCATACGTTTAGTAATGGAGATTATATTAAAGTTGAAGATGGTGGATTAACTTATAGTTGTGTATTAGATGGTAATACTGTAACTAAATCATACCCACGAGCTGGATATGATTACCCAAGCGGAAGATGGATTCAAATTTCAAATGTAACAACTGATACGTTTGATATTAATATAGGTTCATCATCGTACACTGGAGCACATACATTTGTATCTGCAACTACTGGTGGAATAAAAAGACAAACTGGTACATTTACAATTAATGTTGGAAATGCTGGAACTGCTCAAAATTCTTTACATACTTTTGTATCGGCATCAGCTAACGCTGTGAAGCATGAACCACAATCACCACATACTTTTGTATCGGCATCAAATTCAGCAATACAACATTTACCTCAATCCAATCATACGTTTGTAAGAACAACTACAAATTCGGTAAGTAAATTACCAATAGTAGTAGAAAATACATCTGAATTGGTTAAGGTTACTAATACAACTCAATATACATCATCAGTATCACCTCAATTAAGTGAAATAACTTATGTAAGTTCATCATTCGCTGTGGTAATTGATGTATTGGAAAATGGTATTGGTTATACACCAACTACCGCAACATACAATCCTGCTGATGGTGAATTCGTAATGACTATCCCAAATCACAATTATAGTGTTTCTGATAGTATTTACCTAAGACCGGAATCATTCACATTTACTTGTGATATGGATAATAACAAAACTGAACACAATTTACCATCAATTGGTCAAATTGCCTATACTGATAAGTTAATTATAACATCTGTAACCAATAATACTATAAGTGTTAACGTTGGTATATCGGGACCAAACGTAGAATTCACTCCAACAACCGCATCGTATGACCCATCAACTGGTGATTTCGTAATGACTGTTACAAGTCATAGTTTAAGTGTTGGTGAAGGAATAATAATGGATGCAGAATCATTCGCATTTACTTGTGATATGGATAATGACCAATCAGTTAAATCTTACCCTCGATTGGGTATAGACCCATACGCTGGTCGTTCAATGAAGATTACTTCAATAACCGATACAACAATGACGGTTAATGTAGGAACTTCAGGTCCGAATAAATATTTTACTCCAACTGATGTTGATTATAATGCATTGACTGGAGATATGATTTTAACTGTTTCTGAATCATTTGGTTTAGGAATTGGTAGAAGTGTAGTATTAGAAAACGAATCGTTCGCATTTACTTGTGACCAAGATGGAAACACAACTACTCACTCTTACCCAAGAAGTGGTTCTGACCCTTATGCTGAACAATCAATTGTAATTTCATCAGTTGGTAAATCATCACACACTGTAATCGATGCACCTTATGATGCATCAAATGGGGATGTTACTATAACAATCTCTAATCATAATTTCAGTAATGGTGACTACATTAAACTTTCTGATAATTCATTAACTTATACTTGTATATTAGATGGTAATACAACTCAAAAGAGTTATCCAAGAACTGGAATAGATTATCCATCTGGTAGATGGCTAGAGATTTCTAACATAACTACAAATACATTTGATATTAATATTGGTTCTTCTCCATATACAGCAGCTCATACATTTGTATCAGCTACAACAAATGGATTAGAAAGACAAGATGGTACCTTTACAATTAATGTAGGTGACGGTGGTAGTGCATCTGGTTCAATCCATACATTTGTATCATCATCGATTGATGCAGTAAAACATTTACCTCAATCAGTTCATACTTTTGTATCGGCATCGAATGGGGCTGTAAAACACTTACCTCAATCAAATCATACATTTGTTAGAACTACTGAAAATTCAATAAGTAGTTTACCTAATGAAATTTCAAATGTAGCAAATACTATAAAGGTAACGGATGTATCTCAATACATTTCATCTTCGGTAAGTGGAACATTGGAAAATATAGAGTTTGTATCTCAATCAGTATCGATTGTTTATGATATTGTAAAAAGTGGTATATCATCATCTACACCAACAAGTGCTAGTTATGACCCATCTAATGGTAATTTTGTAATTACTATACCAAACCATATATTTGAAGTATCGGATTCAATTTATTTAAATCCAGAATCATTCACATTTACTTGTGATATGGATAATAATAAAACTGAACATAATTTACCTGGCGTTGGTCAACCTGCTTATAATACTGAATTAGAAATCACATCAACAACTGATGATACTATAACTGTAAATGTTGGAGTATCTGGACCTAATGTATCGTTCAATCCAACTACTGCTAGTTACGACCCATCAACTGGTGATTTCGTAATGACTGTTGCAAGCCATAGTTTAAGTGTTGGTGAGGGAATTATATTAGACCCTCAATCATTCGCATTTACTTGTGATATGGATAACAATCAATCTACTAAATCATATCCAAGAATCGGAATTGACCCATATGCGGGTCGTTCAATGAAGATTATTGGTATAACTGATACTACAATGACCGTTAACGTAGGGGTATCTGGTCCAAATAAATACTTTACACCAACTGATGTTAATTATAACGCATTGACTGGTGATATGATTTTAACTGTTTCTGAATCATTAGGATTGGGAATAGGAAGAAGTGTAGTATTAGAAAATGAATCGTTTGCTTTCACTTGTGACCAAGATAGTAATGTATCAACTCACTCTTATCCAAGAAGTGGTTCTGACCCTTACGCTGAACAATCAATAGTTATTACTTCAGTTGGAACTACATCCCATACTATAACTGATGCTCCTTATAATGCATCTACTGGTGATGTCACTATAACAATAGTTAATCATAATTTCAGTAATGGTGATTATATAAAAATTGATGATAATGGTTTAACTTATACTTGTTTATTAGATGGTAATAGTGTTGAGAAATCATATCCTAGAACTGGAATAGATTATCCATCTGGAAGATGGTTAGAAATATCTAATGTAACATCAAACAAATTTGATATCAATATAGGTTCTTCACCATACACATCAGCTCATACATTTGTATCAGCTACAACAAATGGTTTGGAAAGACAAGATGGTACGTTTACTATAAATGTAGGAGATGCAGGTAGTGCTTCTGGTTCGATACACACATTCGTATCAGCATCAAATAATGCAGTAAAGCATGAACCACAATCACCTCATACATTTGTATCAGCATCAAATGGAGCAATTAAACACTTACCACAATCAGTTCATACATTTGTTAGAACTAAACAAAATTCAGTAAGTGTAACAAAGCATCCTGAACTATATGAAATTCGTTCTACTGATGAATCTACAATAGCGGCATATGAAATTATTAAAAATAATATTCCATTTATTCAAAGTGAAACTCTCGCTTATCTATCATCATCTTGGAGTACTTCTTCATATGATGAATCTAAGTGTGGTAGGGATATTGGATTAATTATTAGTGGAGCAGCTGAAGATTTAGTTTGGAACACATTATCAGCATCAGCAGTAAATGGAAACTACTATTTAGAGTATCCATCTCAAGCTGAAACATCTCAGTTAAATCAAACATTGGATGGTATTGAGTATGCTAGTAAACTCACACAAAAATTAATTCAAAACATAGAGTTTGTTACTGCTTCTTCTGAAGCAACAACATCACATACTCTATTATTAGATAATAAATTACTTATCCAAAATGAAACTATTGAATATATTTCATCTTCTTGGAGTGACTTTAGTTATTCGGAAGGTTTATGTAGAAGAGATATAGGACATATTATAGATGCAGCAGCAACTGATGTATTATATGGTGGTAACGAAAGAGCAGTTCAAGCCGCATCTTTCTATTATAGTAATCCTTCATCTGCAACTGGTTCACAATTGAATCAAACTGTTGATGCTATTAATTACGCTAGAAGATTATCTAACGAAATTATACAAAGTAACTTATTAGTGTTACCATCTTTACAAACACTACAAGTTGCTGAATTGGTTACCCAAAATAGAAGTTTGATTCAAGAGGAAACAATTCAGTTCTTATCATCATCTTGGAGTACATTTGAATATAATGAAGCTAAGTGTAGAAGAGATACTGGATATATAATTGATGCAGTTGTAACTGATTTCGTATATGGTGGTAATGAGAGAAGTGTTAATGCAGGAGAATTTTATTACCTGTACCCATCATCTGCTACTGGTTCTCAATTAAATCAAACTGTTGATGGTATTGAATACGCTCAACGATTAACAAACAAAGTAATAAACAATGTAACATTGGTAAGTGCTTCAATAGAAAGACAAACCGCTCATAGTTTATTATTCGATAATAGGGATTTAATCCAAACTGAAGTAATTTCATATATGAGTTCTTCTTGGAGTAATTTCGAATATGATGAAATTAAATGTAAAAGAGATGTTGGGCATGTTATTGATGCAGTTGCAACGGATGTATTATATGGTGGTAATCAGAGAAGTGTAAACGCTGGTGAATTTTATTACCTATATCCATCTCAAGCAACCACAACACAATCAGACCAAACAATAACTGGTATATTACATGCGGCTGGTTTAGCTAATAAGATAGTACAAAGTACAACGTTGGTAAACGCTAGTTCAGAAAAGATATCAGCATACACTACAATTTTAGATAACAAAAAATTAGTACAAAATAACGTAACTGAATTTATAGACCAATTGTATCCATACTTTACTTATGATAGAGTTAAGTGTAGAAGAGATACTGGATATATCGTTGATGCTATTGCAACCGATTTATTATGGGGTGGTAATGAAAGAAGTATTGTAGCTGGTGATTATTATTATAGATATCCATCACAAACAACTTCATTGGAGTTAACTGAAACAACTACTGCAATTGATTACGCTAGAGTGATGGTTAATAAATTAATCACTAATGTTGATTTAGTAGTTCCTTTAATAACAAAAAATACAAATAGTAATATTAGATTCAATGATACTGAACAATATAGTGGTTCACTTTCAATTAGTGGAAGTAACATAACTAATATCAGTTCATCATTTGAAATGGTTAGTGGAATTATAACTGATGGAATAAAATCATTTACACCAACAACCGCAACATATGAACCTTCTAATGGTGATTTTGTAATGACTATACCAAGTCATACATTAACACCAACGAATGGACTTTACATCAAACCGGAATCATTCGTATTCACTTGTGATATGGATGGTAATAGAAGTGAACATAAGTTACCTTCAATCGGACAACCTGCTTACAATAGTAGATTAGGTATCCAATCGGTAACTGATAATACTGTTACTATAAATGTAGGTAAATCAGGTCCTAATGTAGAATTCAATCCAACTACTGCTTCATACGACCCATCTAATGGTGAGTTTGTAGTAACTGTTGGTACTCATAGTTTAAGTGTAGGTGAGGGTATCGTTATGAAACCTCAATCATTCGCATTCACTTGTGATATGGATGATAATCAATCTACTAAATCTTATCCTAGAGTTGGAATAGACCCATTTGCAGTACGTTCTTTGCCAATTACTTCGGTAACCGATACTACGTTAACTTTTAATGTAGGTGTATCTGGTCCAAACAAAACATTCACACCAACTAATGTTGATTATAACGCATTGACTGGTGATATGATTCTAACTGTTTCTGAATCATTTGGTTTGGGTGTTGGAAGAAGTGTTGTATTGGAAAATCAATCTATCGCATTTACTTGTGATATGGATAGTGATACAACAACTCATTCTTATCCGAGATTAGGTTCAGACCCTTATGCTGGAAAATCAATTGAAATTACTTCAGTTGGTACAACACAGCATACTGTATCTGATTCAACATATACACCATCATCTGGATTAGTTAGTTTAACTATATCTGAACATGGTTTCTCAAACGGAGATTATATTAAACTTTCGGATAACTCATTAACGTTTAGTTGTTTATTAGATGGAAACGTTGTAGGTAAATCGTATCCAAGAGCTGGAACTGACTTCCCAAGCGGAAGATGGTTGGAAATTTCAAATGTAACAACAAACTCATTTGAAATCAATATAGGTTCTTCATCATATGATACACCACATACATTTGTATCGGCTGTATCTAATGGATTAGAAAGACAGAATGGAACGTTTACAATTAACGTAGGAAACGCTGGAAGTGCTTCTGGTTCTATACATACATTTGTATCAGCATCCAATGAAGCAGTAAAACACTTACCACAATCGGTTCATACATTTGTATCAGCATCTTCTGGAGCTGTAAAACACTTACCTCAATCACTTCACACATTTAAGAGAACTGATGGTAATTCAATAAGTACGTTACCATATGAAGTAAGAAGTATTGATTCATTAATAAAAGTAACAAACGCAACTCAAACCACATCTTCATTAAGTGGAGGTGATACTCAGGTTGGTATTGTATCTGCTAGTATTAATATGATTACTGATATTATTAGATTAGGTTCTGATAGTATCCCATTCACTATTGCTAAGCATTTCCAAACTTCTGAATTAGATAATCCACAAAATATAACCTCTGGTTCATATGTAAAAGTAAGTGGTACATATGATATTTCTAATCAATTAGCAACTACAACTGGTTCGTTTACACAAATAAACGAAATCATAACAAATGGAACTGGTTCACTACCAACATTGGTAAATAATGTTAATTCAAACATTAAAGTAACGGATACAAGCCAATATACTTCTTTAGTTACTGGTTCATCTGTTGAAATCGATATTGTAAGTGATAGAGCTGGGTTAGTTGAAAATATAGTTACTAATGGTGTTAGTGTAATACCAACAATGGTATCTAATAACACAAATATTTCTAACTTAATAAAAGTTGGAAACGTAGAACAATACGTATCAGCTAGTGGAGCGGATAAGATTCAATCTAAAATTGTTTCATCATCATTTGGAATGGTGATAAATGGTTTAACAAACGGAACTGGTTCATTACCTACAATTACCGATTATAGTAAATTGGTAGATGCACCTAAGACTGTATTGGCTTACAATTTAATAAAAGAAAACATTGAATTCATAAAAGAGGAAACTATATTGTTTATGAGTTCTTCTTGGAGTACATTTGTGTATGATGAGGAAAAATGTAGAAGAGATGTAGGTTTAATAGTAAGTGGAGCAGCTGAGGATTTAATTTGGAATTCAAATTCAGCATCAGTTGTAAACACTAAGTTCTACTATGAATTCCCATCTGCAGCAACTGGTTCACAATTGAATCAAACTGTAACAGCTATTAAGTATGCTGGTAATTTGGTACAAAATATTGTAAGAAACTACGAATACACTACGGCATCGGCTGAGGTATCTGCTTCTTATGATTTATTAATAGCAAACAAAGAATTTATCCAAAATGAAACAATTGAATTTGTATCATCATCTTGGAGTGGATTTGATTACCCTGAATTAACTTGTAAGAGAGATGTAGGGTATATCGTAGATGCAGTTGCAACTGATTTATTATATGGTGGTAATGAAAGAACAATCACCGCAGGTAAATATTATTATGATTACCCATCAGCGGCAATTGTTGGAGGAGTACCATCGGTATCTCAACAAAAAGACCCAACTGTAACGGCAATCAATTATGTAAAAGGATTATCAACTGAATTAGTTGGTGGAAATATATTTGTAACATCATCAAATGAAATTGATTTTGTTTATGATTCAGTTAAATTGAATAGAGGATTTATTCAAAATGAAACTGTTGCGTTTGTAAACGCTAAATATCCAAACTTACAATACAATGAAGTAAGTTGTAGTAGAGATACTGGATTTATCGTAGATGCAGTAATAACTGATTTAAAATATGGTGGTAACCAAAGAACATTAACTGCTGGTGAATTCTATTATAGATTCCCATCTAAAGCAACTAATGTTCAATTAGGTGAAACAACTGATGCAGTAACTTATATATCTGATTTAGTTAACGAAATTGTATTACAAAATACTTTAACAATTCCAACATTAACTGAGAATTCTGAAAATGTAATAAAAACTACATCAGAAACTCAAACATTAGGAAGTGGAACAACTGAAGTATCGGTATTAAACGCTGTAAGTTCATCATTTGGTATTGTAATGGATATTGTTGTAAATGGAACTGGTTCTTTACCAATAACATCTGAATATACATCATCAATTGGTGATTCAGAAACGTTAGAAGCTTATTCATTGTTAAAATCAAACATACCATTTATACAATCGGAAACTATTGCATATTTATCATCGTCTTGGTCAGAAGCATCTTATAACGAATCAAGTTGTAGTAGAGATATTGGTTCAATCGTTAGTGGAGCAGCTGAAGATTTATTATTCGGTTCAGTTTCATCATCTGTATTTAATGGAAAATATTATTATGATTTCCCATCACAAGCACAGGGTACTCAATTGAATCAAACATTAGATGGAATTCGATACGCTAGTAGGTTGGCTAACAACATAATACAAAGTGTAACATACGTTACCTCTTCAATAGAGAACGTTACATCACATAACTTAATTAGAGATAATAAAGAGTTCATTCAATCAGAATCAATCGCTTACATATCTTCTTCTTGGAGTTCATTCGGATACAACGAAGAAACTTGTAAGAGAGATGTGGGGCACATTGTAGATGCAGTTTCTACTGATATTTTATATGGTGGAAATGAGAGAAGTGTAACTGCTGGTGATTTCTATTATAGATACCCATCGAACGCTACAACTTCAGAATTAGAACCAACTACAACTGGTATTGAATATGCTGGTGATTTAGTAGAGAAGTTAATTGTAAATAAAATATTCGTTTCACCATCAGTTGAAAGAATTGCTGGTAATGAAACGATATTAAAGAATAGAGAATTTATTCAGACGGAAGTTATATCATATGTTTCTTCTTCTTGGAGTAATTTTGAATATAACGAAGCGAGTTGTAGTAGAGATACTGGATATATCTTAGATGCAGTAGCAACTGATTTCCTATATGGTGGAAATGAGAGAAGTAGAACTGCTGGAGAATTTTATTACAAATATCCTTCATCGGCTACTGTTGCTGGTGATACATCGCCAACTGTAAACGCTCAATTATATCCTACTTTAGATGGTATAAAATACGCTAGTGGTATTTCGCAAGAATTGGTTCAAAATATAGAATTTGTAACAGCTTCAAATGAAGTATCATCTTCTTGGAACTCATTAAGAGAAAATAAAGAGTTTATTCAAAACGAAGTAATAGCATATGTTTCTTCTTCTTGGAGTGGTGTATTCTATAACGAAGATAAGTGTAAAAGAGATGTTGGTCATTTAATTGACGCAACTGCAACGGATTTATACTATGGTGGAAATGAACGAAGTGTAAATGCTGGTTCATTCTATTATTTATTCCCATCTGCAGCAACTGCAAAGGGAGTTCCTTCAACTACATCTCAATTAGACCCAACTGTTGATGGTATCAGATATGCTGGTAACTTATCAACTAAGGTAATTAAGAATGAAACTTTCTTACAACCATCGGCATCCGTATTAGTAGGAGCTGATTTGTTAGTTGGTAATAAAACGTTTATTCAGAAAGAAACAATCGCATTCCTAAGTTCATCTTGGAGTGAGTTTGAATATAATGAAGCTAGTTGTAGTAGAGATATTGGATATATCATCGATGCAGTTAGAACGGATTTAGTTTATGGTGGAAATGAAAGAAGTGTTCAGGCTGGAACATTCTATTACTATATTCCTTCAGTAGCAACTACTGAACAAAAGCCACAAACAACTGATGGTATTGATTTTGCTAAAGGATTATCTGAAAAAGTAATCTTAAAAGAACAATTGACAAGAGCATCATTCCAAACTAGACAATCAGTTGATTATTTAAGAGCTAGTAAGAAAGAATTACAATCAATTGCAATTTCATATACAAATGCGGCATTTCCAAATTTCGAATATAACGAAGATAAGTGTTATAGAGATACTGGGTTTATCGTAGATGCAATCGCAACTGATTTATACTATGGTGGAAATGAAAGAAGTATTGCAGCTGCAGAATCGTATTACACTGGTGTATATGGTTCAGCCGCAGAGGTAATTAATAACCAACAATATGAAACTGCAGATGTTAACCGATATTTACGAACTCAATTCCAACGAATTGTGAGAAACTCACCTTTAGAAGAATTTGGTTCATTAATTATTACAACTGGACATGATTTCTCATACGCTGGTGCTGGTGTAACTTATAAAGCATTACCTCCTAATCAGGGTGGTGCTGGTGTACCTGACCCAACTAAAGAAATTACTGAAATAGCTGGTGGTAGAGTGTTCTTTACTTCAGGTAATGAACTTGGGGATTTTAGAATTGGTACGGGACTTGTAATTAATCAGGCAACTGGTACATTGCAGGGTAGAACATTCTCTCGTTCACTATTTTCATTAGTTACACCATTCTCTCTTGCATTGGAAGGGTAATAATTAAAAAGATAATATTTATATAGGAAAAAGACAATAAAATGGCAGATGTATTTGTACCGCTAAATGCGTTTAAATCGATTGTAACAACTCTGACCGGTGAAGATGATATTGTATATTCCACACCAAGTGGGGTTTCAACTATCGTTCTATCTGCTCAGATTACTAATAATAGTAATTCCAATACGGAAGAGGTTACTGTAAAATTAGATTCAAACCGGAAAATACCAGAACCACAATTACAAAATGTGGTAAATACTGGTAGTTTTTATAGTGCTTCGGCATTATTAGAAATTAATAGAACTTATATTGAAAAGGAAGCAGCAGCATACGTTGGATTCCAAAACAATTTACAAGATATACCATTTTCATTTACATCATCAATATTTGAGGAAAGAATACATACTGCATTTGATGGTATTGTGTTTGATATCGAAAATGGTGGTACATTGAGAACGAAAAAAGCAGCATTATCATTTTATGATAAAAACGGAGTTAGTTTAATCATAGGTGATGCTCAATTGACATCATCATATGATGCTATCACTTACGCAAATACTCTAACCAATCAAATTTTACTAAATGAATCAGTAACTGGTTCAGCGGATGTACTTAGATTATATCAAACTACATTTACTCAATCATACGATGAAAGTATAGTTCCTGAAAGTGGTTCTATTTCGTTAATAACAGATTTACTTACAATAGTAGCAGATACTGTATATAACCCAACAAGAGTACCACAAGAAAAAATTGAATTTATTAGTAACTTTCCTATACCAAAGGGAGATTCACTATCACCCGTTGTGGCCGGAAAATTAGTATTAGAGCAAGATTTTGGGTTAGTATTTTCTGGTTCGGAGGATTTAAAAGTTGTACTTTCTATTTTGGAAAGTGCAAATGAATAATAGTTAAGTTGAAAAATAATAGATGAGTCAATTATTAAGCGGTAAGGTAAGAGTAGTTCGTCCGCAGGATGTATCGGATGATAGATATGAGTATTTATCGCTACAGGAAGCGGAACCTAATTTAGGTATTCCACTAAGTGGGAGTATCGCAAGTGGCTCGGTTGCACTTATTGCGTCAGATGTAGATGGAAATCGTTTATTTATCACTAAAATCCAATTAGAAGAATTTAGTGGTTCATTTAGTGGTTCTTTTGCAGGTGATGGTTCCGAATTAAATAACCTACCTTTTTCAAGTCAATTAATAAGTGGGTCTGCATCCGCATCAATAGCACCAAACACTGGATTCTTAGTAAACGTATCTTCATCATTTGATGGTGATGTGGATGTGAATGGTGATGTTAGAGTTACTGGTGATTTATATGTAGATGATAGAATAGTAGCTAGGGAAATCTTAGTAGAAATAGTATCATCATCAATTATATTCTCATCTGGTTCAAACAAGTTTGGTAACACACCAGATGATTTGCAAGAATTTACTGGTTCAGTTGGAATGAATGGTTCGTTAAACGTAGAGGGTGATATCTCAACAACTAATGTAACCGCTTCAATCGTATCATCTTCACTTTTTATCGGAGATGGTAGCCAATTATTCAACCTACCAGCCGCAGAGCAATCATCAAGAATAGCAGATGGTGCAGTAAGTGCTTCGGTAGATAACGAAACCGGATTTATTGTAATATCAAAAGAAAGTGGTTCACAATTCACTGGTTCATTATTTGTAAGTGGTGGTATATCACTTGGAAGTGGTAGTGTATTTAGTGGTAGTGGGGCAAATCTATTTGATATACCAAAAGCAGCATTAACCCCTGATGCATTATTATCATCATTCATTACAAGCGGGTCTGTTACCGCATCTGTTGACCCTAACTTTGGATTCAAATTAGAGGGTACCGATAGAGCAGAATTTAGTTCATCACTTTTCGTAAGTGGTGGAGTTTCATTAGGAAGTGGTTCAGTATTTAGTGGTAGTGGTGCGGATTTATTTGATATACCCCGTTCAGCACTTACACAAGATGCTTTATTATCCAATGTAATAGTAAGTGGTTCCGTAACCGCATCTGTTTCACCAAGCAAGGGACTTGTGGTAACTTCAATAGAAAGTGGTTCAACATTCTTCGGAGATATAAAATTACAAACTGGTTCATTTAGTGGTAGTGGGGCAAATTTATTCAACATACCCAGATCAGCAATAACTGAAGATGCTGATTTATCAACATTTATAACAAGTGGTAGTATAACTGCTTCTGTAACACCTGATGATGGATTTGTTGTAACTTCAATAGAAAGTGGTTCAACTTTCTTTGGGGATGTTAGGGTAGAAAGTGGCTCAACCTTTAGTGGTAGTGGAGCAGATTTATTTGATATACCCCGTTCAGCATTTACTGGAGATGCATTTAGAATTGCTAGTGGTAGTGTAACTGCCTCTGTAACACCTAATGACGGATTTGTTGTAACTTCAATAGAAAGTGGTTCAACTTTCTTCGGTGATGTTACATTATCATCTGGTTCAATATTTAGTGGTAGTGGTGAGGGGTTATTTGATATACCTCGGTCAGCACTTACTAACGATGCATTATTATCAACTGAAATTGTTACTGGTTCAATTACAGCATCGGTAACTCTTGAAGAAGGACTTGTAGTTACTTCAGTTGAGAGTGGTTCTACATTCTTTGGAGAAGTGAGAGTAGAAAGTGGCTCGGCATTTAGTGGTAGTGGTGAAAAGTTAAGAGATATACCATTTTCAGCACTTTCAACAGATGCACAAGATTCAATTACATCATTAGTATCTGATGAATCGAAAATATTAGTAAGTGGTTCGGTTTCTGCATCTGTTGATGCTGAAAATGGATTCATAGTAACATCAATCGCAAGTGGTTCAACTTTCTTTGGAAATGTAGGTGTAGCTAGCGGTTCTTCTTTTAGTGGTAGTGGTGCATTATTAAACGATATACCATTCGCAGCTATCTCAACAACATCTGATGATACATTTTCTTCAATAATCTCAGGCGATTCAAAACGATTGATAACTGGTTCCATAACGGCATCAGTTGATATAAATAAAGGATTCGTAATTGAATCGAAAGAAAAAGGAACTCAGATTACTGGTTCTGTTAATATTAGTGGTTCAATATCATCTTCAGTATTTGAAGGAGATGGTAGTGGATTAGTTAATATACCTCGCTCGGCACTTACTGAAGATGCACTTGTATCAACGGAAATTACTACTGGTTCCATAACGGCATCTGTAACACCAGAAAATGGATTTACAGTAACATCAGTAGAACTTGGTTCTACATTTAGTGGTTCTATAAATGTTGATTTAGCAGTAACTGCGTCTGGATTCAAAGGTAGTGGTAGGGATTTAACTGATATAGTAACTACACAATTAGTTAGTGGAGCTGTAATTGCTGATGTATCACCTGACGCTGGATTTAGAGTAGTATCTCAAACAGTTGGTTCACAATTTACTGGTTCAGTAAGTGTGGATACATCAATGCAAGCTGTAACATTCGTATCAGCATCTACGTTTAAAGGTAGTGGTGCTGAATTAACTGATATAGTAATTACTGAAATAATAAGTGGAGCAGTTTCTGCAACGGTTACACCTGATGATGGATTTGTAGTAACCTCTAATGATAGTGGTTCTACATTTGTTGGTAGTGTTGATGTGGATGGTTTAGTTACTGTAACTGATTCAATTAACATAACAGGTAACGTATCCGCATCTATGTTTACTGGAAGTGGAGCTGGGTTATTCAATATACCTCGTTCGGCACTTACTGAGGAGGCTTTACTAATAAGTGAAATTGTAAGTGGTAGTATAACTGCATCTGTATCACCTGATTCTGGGTTTACTGTTACTTCAATAGAAAGTGGCTCAACCTTCTTAGGTGAAGTTAGAGTAGAAAGTGGGTTTACATTTAGTGGTAGTGGGGCAAATTTATTTAATATACCTCGCTCGGCACTTACTGAAGATGCTGATTTATCAACATTTATTACAAGTGGTAGTGTAACTGCATCTGTAACACCAGAAAATGGATTTGTTGTAACTTCGATAGAAAGTGGTTCTACATTTAGTGGTTCTGTATTTTTATCATCCGGCTCATTCTTTAGTGGTAGTGGAGAACAGTTATTCGATATACCAAAATCAGCAATATCTGATTTAGATACTTCATTAATATTTAGTGGTAGTGTATCTGCTTCAACTAGACCATCTACCGGTTTTACTGTTACTTCAATAGAAAGTGGCTCAACCTTCTTAGGTGAAGTTAGAGTAGAAAGTGGTTCCGTATTTAGTGGTAGTGGAGAAAAGTTATTCGATATACCAAAATCAGCAATATCTGATTTAGATAGTTCATTAATTTTTAGTGGAAGTGTAACCGCATCGGTTGAACCTACTGATGGATTTATTGTAACATCTATCGTAAGTGGTTCAACATTCTTCGGAGATATAAAATTACAAACTGGTTCATTTAGTGGTAGTGGTGCTAAACTATTTGATATACCAAGAACAGCACTAACCCCTGATGCATTAGTTAGTACATTAATTACATCTGGTTCGGCAACGGCATCTATTTCACCAAACTTTGGGTTTGTTGTTAACACCTCATCATCTATTGAAGGTGATTTAACTGTTGATAATGATTTATATGTAGGTGGAGCAATAAACGCAACTGAACTTAATGTAACATTCATAAACTCAGAAGTAATTTATTCTTCTGGTTCAAATCAGTTTGGTGATAGTATTACTGATAGACAAGAATTTACTGGTTCTATAAACGTTAGTGGTTCACTTAACGTTGATGATGGAATCATTGGTGGTGATGGTAGTGGTCTATTTAATATACCACAATCAGCATTAACTGAAGCTGCAACCTTAATCGCAACTGGTAGTGTAACGGCATCAGTACATCCGATACGTGGGTTTGAAGTAAATTCAAAAAGTAAATTTGAAGATACTCTAACTATTACTGGTAGTTTAATTGTAAATAACCAAAATAGAGTAACAGATAATTTAACTAAAGTAATTACAGTACAATCTACTGATGCTGGTAACAAATATTTTGTAGATGGTATTTTAAGACCTCTTATTTACTTAACTGTTGGTAACACTTATACGTTTAATCAATCAGATTCAAGTAATTCAACTCATGAAATAAGATTCTCCACTACCGATGATGGTACGCATGGTGGTGGTAGTTCATATACAACGGATGTAGATAATGGTAGTATAGCAGCTGGAACTAATGGTTCTGCAGTTACTATTGAAATAACTTCAGAGACACCAACAACTTTATATTATTATTGTTTAAATCACTCTGGAATGGGTGCTAGTACTTTACAATTAAATGTATTCCCATCATCAAATTCATTAATTGAAGATGATGTTAAAATAAGTGGTTCATTAATTGTAACTGAAAATATAACTGCAAATATAATAAACGCTGAACAATATAGTGGTTCATTCTTTAGTGGTAGTGGACGGGATTTATTTGATATACCATTCTCTAATTTAACTGGAGATGCATTCAAAATCGTAAGTGGTTCAGTAACCGCATCAGTTTCACCAAATGATGGATTTGTAGTAACCTCAAAAGATAGTGGTTCACAATTTACTGGTTCATTATTTATAAGTGGTGGAGTTGAAATAAATAGTGGTTCATCGTTTAGTGGTAGTGGTGAGAATTTATTCAACATACCTTTAGCAGCATTTACACCGGCTGCACAAGATGCAGTTGATGCTATCTTATCGTTCGAAGCTGGTAGAATATCAACTGGTAGTGTAACGGCATCGGTTGATGTTGAAAGAGGATTCATCGTAGATTCTGTAATTAGTGGTTCTACTTTTAGTGGTTCATTATTTGTAAGTGGTGGTATTAGTGTAATTAGTGGTTCTGTATTTAGTGGTAGTGGTGCTGATTTATTTGATATACCATTTACCGCACTTTCGCAAGAAGCTATTAACGCACTTATATCTACCGAAATAAAAAGTGGTAGTGTTACAGCTTCAGTTGCACCTGATACTGGATTTGTAGTAACTTCTATTGAAAGTGGTTCTACATTTACGGGTTCAGTTGATATTAGTGGTTCAATCTCAGCTTCATTATTTGAAGGAGATGGTAGTGGATTAACAAACATACAATTGGCAAACTTATCGTTAGAGATAAGTCAAATAACATCTGGTTCTGTAACTGCATCGGTTGACCCAATTGAGGGATTTGTAGTAACATCATTAGATAGTGGTTCTACATTTACAGGCTCAGTTGATGTAAGTGGTTCATTTACTGTTACTGGTGGGATTATAACTGGTGATGGTAGTGGTATTACAAATATTGATTTGGCTAACTTATCGATTGATGCATCCAGTATCTTTACGGGTTCAGTTACTGCATCTGTAAAAGAAGATGGTCGATTTATAGTTGAAGATTCCACACACGTAGTTAAATCAGAATTTAGTGGTTCAATATTTGTATCAGAATCTGTAATAGCTAGAGCATTTATTGGTGATGGTAGCCAAATTACAAATGTACAAGCCGCAGCATCCCCAAAGATAGCTAGTGGTTCGGCAACCGCATCAGTTGAGAGTGGTGAGTTCTTCATTGTAAACTCATTTAGTGGTTCACAATTTACATCATCAGTTGATATTAGTGGTTCTGTATCAGCATCACTGTTCATTGGTGATGGTGGTGGTTTATTCAATATTCCATTAGATGCACTTGAAGATTTACAATTAGTAAAAATTAACTCTGGTTCCGGTGAAGCAATAATTGACCCTGATAAGTTATTTGTGAATGTTCCAATAACCGCATCTCGATATGATGGTGATGGTAGTGGATTATTTAACATACCAGCGGAATCATTACAAGATTTAAAATTAGATAAAATTGAAAGTGGTTCAGCTGTTGCAATTATTTCACCTGATAGAGGGTTAGAAATAAATGTAGGAGTTAGTGTATCTCAATCACTTAGTGTAAGTGGTGGGTTATTCATAACTGGTAGTGATGTTATTGCTGCAAGTGGTTCAACATTCGTTGGTGATGGTAGTGGGTTAAGTAATATTAACATCGCTAACTTAGCATTTGAAACTTCCTTATTAGAAAGTGGTAGTGCAACTGCAGAAATTTCACCAAACTTAGGATTACAAATAAACACATCAGCATCCATTAGTGGAGGATTGAGTGTAGAAAAAAATATATACTCACCAATTATTAATGGTGGGCAAATTACTGGTTCACTTTATGGTGGGTACTATGGTGAAGGCGATGCAGTAGATAGGGATATTCTTATTTATGATGATGCTCGTTCTAAATATGTACCTGTACCTGAATCAACACCAACAATTGCTGAACCATTTACAAACGTAACTGAGGTAACTATTGTACACAACTTTGATGTTGAATATCCAATAGTACAGGTTTACGAAACTGGTTCAAATGGAATGATTATTCCACAAGCTATTGAACCTCTTAATAGTAACTCTATTAAAGTAACCTTTAGTGGATTGACAAGTGGACACGTTGTTGTTGGTAGTGGAGGTTCTAAAATAAGTGGAGCAGTTAGTGGAGATAATGTAATTGGAATTGTACCATCGGCATCTAGAGCAAGTTCAGCACTTATTGCGGATACTGCAACAAATGTTGCTGGATTAGATTCAGCATCTATTGCTTTACTTAATAATTTAGAAAACTTTGTATTAAACGAACAAACCGCATCTATGACGGTGTTGAGTTCATCGTTCGCTCTTACCGCATCATATGCATTAAACGCAGCTTCATCTGATTCATCTGGTGATATTAGTAGTGATATAACTGCTTCTATGAGTGTTGCAACCGCATCATACTCACATTACGCATTAACTGCTTCTTACGCATTAAATGCTGGAGAAGCTGGTGGGGGTGGAGATTTAACTTCGGCACAAACGGCATCGATGTATGTTTACTCATCATCTTTTTCCTCAATTGCAGAATTTGCTTTAAACGCTGGTGGTAGTGGAGCTGGATTCCCATTTGAGGGATATGCTGAACTAACTGGTAGTTTAGATATAAGTGGTAGTTTAATAATCACAGGTAGTACGTTTATACAAAACTTAGAAAGTGGTTCATCTGATTTCGTAGTAACATATAACGAAACAACTGGTAGATTAGAAAAAAGAGATATAGAAGCAGCGCAAGGCGCCGATGGTACTTCTGGTAGTAGTGGTACATCTGGTAGTAGTGGTACATCTGGTTCATCGGGTACTTCTGGTTCATCTGGAACATCTGGTTCAGATGGTACATCTGGTTCATCTGGTACTTCTGGTACTTCTGGAACTTCTGGAACTTCTGGGACAAGTGGTACGAGTGGTACTTCTGGTTCTTCTGGTTCGTCTGGTTCAAGCGGAAGTAGTGGTAGTTCTGGAACGAGTGGTACAACTGGTACTTCTGGTTCATCTGGAACATCTGGTACTTCTGGAACATCTGGTACTTCTGGAACATCTGGTTCATCAGGCTCAAGCGGTAGTAGTGGAAGTAGTGGAAGTAGTGGTTCATCTGGTACAACTGGTTCGCATGGAACATCTGGTTCTTCTGGTTCTTCAGGCTCAAGCGGAAGTGGTGGTACATCTGGTTCATCTGGTAGTAGTGGAACATCTGGTTCATCTGGTAGTAGTGGTACATCTGGTTCATCCGGTTCATCTGGAACATCAGGTTCTTCTGGTTCTTCTGGTTCTTCTGGAACATCGGGTTCAACCGGTAGAGAAGGTGGTAGATTATACACAGTAACCAACAATGGCTTTAATTATTCTTTTGCTGGATATGTTGGAAATTTCCCAACATTAACATTAGTAAAGGGAGAACTTTATTACTTCGATGTAAGTGGCGTAAGTATATCTCACCCATTCGCTATACGATTAGCAGATGGTGATTCAACATCAGTACCTGGTATTGATAATAATGATACTGTTAGTGGAAAGTATGGTACCGATGTATTAATAAAATATAGAGTTCCCGAAGATGCTCCTAATAGTATAGTTTATCAATGTGTTAATCATTCTGGGATGATTGGAACGATTAGTATTGTAAATAAAAATGGTACTTCTGGTACATCTGGTTCATCTGGTACTTCTGGAACGAGTGGGAGTAGTGGTTCGTCTGGAACTTCTGGAACATCTGGTTCTTCTGGAACATCTGGTTCTTCTGGAACATCTGGAACTTCTGGTTCAGCAGGTTCAGCAGGAACGAGTGGAAGTAGTGGTACATCTGGTACAAGTGGTAGTAGTGGAAGTAGTGGAACATCTGGTTCTTCTGGAACGAGTGGTACATCAGGTTCATCTGGTTCGTCTGGAACGAGTGGAAGTAGTGGAACATCTGGAAGTAGTGGTTCATCTGGTTCATCTGGAAGTAGTGGTACTTCTGGTACATCTGGAACTTCTGGTAGTAGTGGAAGTAGTGGTTCTTCTGGAAGTAGTGGAACATCTGGAAGTAGTGGAACATCTGGTTCATCTGGTAGTAGTGGTAGTAGTGGAAGCAGTGGTTCTTCTGGAAGTAGTGGAACATCTGGAAGTAGTGGATTGAGTGGTAGTAATGGAACTTCTGGTTCTTCTGGTTCAAGTGGAACGAGTGGGGAGAGTGGTTCTTCTGGAACTTCTGGGACATCTGGAACGTCTGGGACATCTGGGACAAGTGGAGAAGCTGGTTCATCGGGTACATCTGGAACAAGCGGTACATCTGGTGTAAGCGGTTCTTCTGGAACTTCTGGAACTTCTGGAACTTCTGGGACAAGTGGAACTTCTGGTGAAGCTGGTTCATCTGGAACGAGTGGTACGTCTGGTTCTTCTGGAACAAGCGGTACTTCTGGAACGAGTGGTAGTAGTGGTTCTTCTGGTACATCTGGTACTTCTGGTTCAAACGGAACATCTGGTACATCTGGTACATCTGGTAGTAGTGGTACATCTGGTTCATCTGGTTCATCTGGTTCATCGGGTACTTCTGGAACTTCAGGTTCAAATGGAACATCTGGAACGAGTGGGAGTAGTGGTTCTTCTGGTACATCTGGTACATCTGGTAGTAGTGGTAGTAGTGGTTCAACTGGTACATCTGGTACATCTGGTACATCAGGTTCATCTGGTTCGTCTGGAACTTCTGGTTCAACTGGTACTGATGGTACATCTGGAACAAGTGGTATAAGTGGTTCTTCTGGAACGAGTGGCACATCAGGTTCGTCTGGTTCATCTGGGACAAGTGGTAGTAGTGGTTCTTCTGGAACTTCTGGAACATCTGGTTCTTCTGGACAAGATGGTACATTATTTGGTAGTAGTGGTACATCTGGTAGTAGTGGTAGTAGTGGTACTTCTGGTTCTTCTGGTTCTTCTGGAACATCTGGTTCTTCTGGACAAGATGGTACATTATTTGGCTCATCTGGAACGGCTGGAACGAGTGGGAGTAGTGGTTCTTCTGGTACTTCTGGTTCTTCTGGTACAACTGGTACATCAGGTTCATCTGGGCAAGATGGAACTTTCTTTGGTTCATCTGGTTCATCTGGTACATCTGGTTCTTCTGGTAGTAGTGGTACTTCTGGTTCTTCTGGTACAACTGGTACATCAGGTTCGTCTGGGCAAGATGGTACTTTATTTGGAAGTAGTGGTACATCTGGAACGAGTGGAAGTAGTGGTTCTTCTGGAACTTCTGGAGAAAGTGGTTCAGCAGGTACATCTGGTTCATCTGGACAAGATGGAACTTTATTCGGTTCTTCTGGTACATCTGGAACGAGTGGAAGTAGTGGTTCTTCTGGAACTTCTGGAGAAAGTGGTTCAGCAGGTACATCTGGTCAAACTGGAACATCTGGGCAAGATGGTACTTTCTTTGGAAGTAGTGGTTCTTCTGGAACTGCTGGAATATCTGGTTCATCTGGAACATCTGGATTGGGTAGTAGTGGTACTTCGGGTATCTCTGGAACATCTGGGCAGGATGGTACTTTCTTTGGCTCATCTGGTTCATCTGGGACAAGTGGGGAGAGTGGTTCATCTGGGACATCTGGATTAGGAAGTAATGGAACATCTGGTATTAGTGGAACATCTGGACAAGATGGTACTTTATTTGGTTCATCTGGTTCATCTGGAACTTCTGGTTCAAGCGGAAGTAGTGGTACATCTGGATTAGGGAGTAATGGTACATCTGGTATCTCTGGTTCATCTGGACAGGATGGTACTTTCTTTGGTTCATCTGGTTCGTCTGGGACAAGTGGGGAGAGTGGTTCGTCTGGTACTTCTGGTTTAGGTTCAGATGGTACATCTGGAACTTCTGGTTCATCTGGACAAGATGGTACTTTATTTGGTTCATCTGGAACGGCTGGAACGAGCGGTGAGAGTGGTTCATCTGGAACATCTGGATTGGGTAGTAGTGGTACTTCGGGTATCTCTGGAACATCTGGGCAAGATGGAACTTTATTTGGAAGTAGTGGTACATCTGGAACGAGTGGAATAACTGGTTCATCTGGAACATCAGGATTAGGAACTAATGGTACATCTGGTTCTTCTGGACAAGATGGAACTTTATTCGGTTCTTCTGGTTCTTCTGGTACGAGTGGAATAACTGGTTCTTCTGGAACATCGGGATTAGGAACTAATGGTACATCTGGTTCTTCTGGGCAAGATGGAACTTTATTTGGAAGTAGTGGTTCTTCTGGTACTTCTGGTGAAAGCGGTTCTTCTGGAACATCTGGGTTAGGAAGTAGTGGTACTTCTGGTGTTAGTGGAACATCTGGGCAAGATGGTACTTTATTTGGGAGTAGTGGTTCTTCTGGTACTTCTGGTGAAAGTGGTTCTTCTGGAACGTCTGGATTAGGTTCATCGGGTACATCTGGTATCTCTGGAACATCTGGGCAAGATGGTACTTTATTTGGTTCATCTGGTTCATCTGGAACTTCTGGAGCTGGTTCATCTGGAACTTCTGGATTATCAGGTTCATTTGGTACATCTGGTATCTCTGGAACATCTGGATTGGATGGTACAAACTTCGGAACATCTGGTACTGCTGGAACATCTGGAGCTGGTTCATCTGGAACGTCTGGTGTAGATGGAGTACTTGGTTCAAATGGAACATCTGGAATATCCGGATTGGATGGTACAAACTTCGGTTCAGCTGGTAGTAGTGGTTCGTCTGGTACTTCTGGAGAAAGTGGAAGTAGTGGTACTTCTGGAGCTGGTTCTTCTGGAACTTCTGGTGAGAGTATAACCCAATTTGGTACAGCTAATGATGGTGTAGTTCGTTGGGATAATGATTTAGAATCTAATTACGTTAATACTGATTTAGTATATAATGGAACTTTACTAAGTGTAACTGGTAGTGTTAACACAACTGTGGATTTAATCGCTGGTGGTGATTTAATAGCAAGTGGTGAAGTTAGTGGTTCTACATCAATACATACGAAAAACTTTGTTGAACTTTATTCAACATTGGGAACAGGTGGTAGTACATCAATTGATTTAACATCAGCAAATAATTTTGAATATACTGTAAACGCAACTTCTACAATAGCATTCGCAAACTCACCAACGGCTCCGAAAGCATTTGGATTTACATTGGTATTAAACAATGGTGGTTCACAGGCGATAACGTGGCCAACTGGTACATTATGGGCAGGTGGAATAGCACCAGCATTAACTGCTAGTGGAACGGATATCTTGGTATTCTATACTTATGATGGAGGGGTAAGTTATTACGGATTCCTAACGGCAGTAAATTTAAGTTAAAAAGGTAATAGTTATGAATTATGAGTATAGCAAGGAGATTAATCGCATCATCAGGAGGAGGAGAAGTGGAACCATTTAAATTTCAATTAACATTATCCTCTGGTCAAACCTATGGGTTACCATTATTCTCAGTAGCTGGTACTCAACCTAACATTATAGTAGATTGGGGTGATAGTTCTGAAAGTACTGTAACAAATGTAAATGATGCAAATCGTTTTCATACATATACATCTGGTGGAACTTATACAGTTTCAATCATCGGTTCATTACCTGGATTTAGAGTAGATAACGATACCTATAAATTATTGTATAGTGCAATATTAGACTGGGGTAATGTTGGACTTCGTAGTTTAAATTTCTACGGATGTGTAAACATAACATCAATACCATCTGCAACGAATGGATTAAGTAGGGTAACTCAATGGAACAATACATTTAGAGGTACAAGTATAACATCGATACCATCTGGTTTATTTGCTTTTTCAACATCTGCATACGAATTTGTGGATACTTTTTCATTTACAAAGATAACATCAGTTCCTAACAATTTATTTGATAATAATACGGGTGTATCTTCATTCGCATCTACATTCAATGCATGTACATCTTTAGTGACTGTACCAAATGAGTTGTTTAGATATAATACAATTGTAATTAACTTTTCATCAACATTCAGAAACAATAGAGCATTAACAAACATACCAACATTTCAGTATAATCAAAATGTTAGTATCTTTTTAAATGTATTTAATATGTCATCGACTAATAATGGTTCCTCAAATTGGGGAACTGTTGAAGCATTATGGAGTAGAAACCCCGAACCTTTAGGTGTAAACGCATTTAACAATTGTACTGGGGCAACAAATTTTAGTTCAATACCTATAAATTGGAAATAATTATGTATTTAAAGATAGACAACGAAAATATAATATATCCATATACAATTAGTGATTTAAAAGCTGAAAATAGTAATATAAGCTTTCCTACATCACTTACTAATGATTCTTTGGAAGATTTTAACGTATATCCAGTCACTTCAATTAATTGTGGTAGTGATTATACAAAAAACTACGAAGAGGATACTCCGATACTATCTGGTTCGGTATATATCCAAGTTTGGAACGAAACAAACGCTTCAGATGAAGAAATTTCAACAAAAGTTGAAGAAAAGTGGTTAGAAATTAGAGAACTTAGAGATACTTTACTTACACAATCGGATTGGACTCAATTCCAAGATTCACCAATAACAGGTTCTACTCTAACTGAGTGGCAAACTTACAGACAATCCCTAAGAGATATAACATCTCAATCAAATCCATTTTCTTTGAGCTGGCCAGCTCGACCTTAGAAGGTAAAAGATAAATACTTTATATTTATATCTAAATAGAATAGATTTAAAGTGATATGAGAATAGATTCACCAAGTTTTTCGGGTTCAATCAACCAAGCACCATCGGCATACGCTGATTTGAGTGGTTCCTTTACTGGTTCCTTTACTGGAAGTTTTAAAGGTGATATATCAGTAGATACAGCGGAGTTTACTAACCTAAGTGTAAAGGATTCCCTTCAAATTGGGTATGAGAAAGATAATACAACTGAATTTGTATTAGTATCAAGTGGTTCAATAAATGTTTCTGGTTCAATTGATTTACAGGGTGGTTCATATAATGTGGATGGGGTAAGTGTATTAGATTCAGCAATAGCATTCGCAATAGCATTAGGATAAAACATAAAATATGGCAAATACATTTAAAAATAGTATAAAAGGACCCGCTGGAACCAGTGGGTTATCAGTTTATTCCTGTCCAGCGGCAACATCTGCAACTGTGATTGGTGTGAATGTAGCTAATATCGTAGCACAAAATATAGAAATTGATGTTGAAATAACTGATAATTCGGCTGGGGTAACAAAATATTTAGTAAAGGGGGCAACACTCCCACAAGGTTCATCAACTATTTTAGTAGGTGGTGACCAAAAAGTAGTATTAGAAGCAAATGATTCAATAACTGTAACATCTTCGGTAAATTCATCGGTAGATGTTGTAGTATCGGTATTGGAAATTACATAAAATAAAAAAGTGAATGAAATACACAGGTAAAAACCCAAATGGTTTAAATCAAATCAGTCAAAGTTTACTATCATTAGATGTAAATGGAGTTGAGCAACTAAATATTTCAACTGATTCGGTTATTATTAACACCGAATTATCAGTTGAGAAAGGTATTTCTGCCGTTTCATATACTGGTTCGGTATTTAGTGGAAGTGAGGTGGTTACATCCACACTTACTGCAGATGGTATCGTTGTAGGTACGATAGATGGTACAATTATTAGTGGTACTGAATTTAGTGGCTCATTTAGTGGGTCTTTTGAAGGTGACGGAAATTCTATAACCAATATACCTACATCAGCATTGGTTGGTGATATCAATAGAATTGCTGAAGGTGATTCTAACGCAACTATAACTGATGATAAACTTTCAATAAATGTTGATACTGATATAACTGGTTCAGTATTAGTAACAAACACACTTTCAGCATCTTTTGTAGAAGGTGATGGTAGTAGGTTGTTTAATATATCAGCTGATTCGGTTGGTGATATTAATAGATTACAATCTGGTTCCGCAACAGCTATAATCTCTCCTAATGAAGGTTTAGTTACCAATGTAGGAATTGTAACTCAAAAGTATTTGGGTGTGTCTGGTTCTGCTAATATAGCTGGAGACTTAGATGTAGAAGGAACTGCAACAATCCAAAACTTAAATGTTGAGGGAATAATTACAACAACTGAGTTAAAGGCAACTTACATTTCATCATCAATAATTTACGCAACTGGTTCAAACAAATTTGGAGATGATTCTTCAGCTGTTCAAGAGTTTACTGGTTCGGTTAGAATAAAAGATACAATACAAATACCAAAATATTCATCAGACCCTGCATCTGGTAGAGTTGGTGAAATATATTACAACGATACTGATACTAACATATATCGATATACAGGTACCGAATGGTTAGAGGCAGCTGGAACGGCTGGTTCTTCTGGAACATCTGGAACATCTGGAACATCTGGTACTTCTGGTTCTTCTGGTACATCTGGTACATCTGGTTCTTCTGGAACATCTGGTGAAGATGGTACTGATGGAAGCGGTGGTACTTCTGGTACTTCTGGTACTTCTGGTACATCTGGAACATCTGGTTCTGGTGGTACATCTGGTTCTGGAGGCACATCAGGAACTTCTGGTACATCTGGAACGTCTGGTTCTGGTGGTACATCTGGTACTTCTGGAAGTAGTGGTACAAGTGGTACATCTGGTTCTTCTGGTGAAGATGGTACTGATGGTAGTGAGGGTACTTCTGGTACTTCTGGAACAAGCGGTACTTCTGGTACTTCTGGTTCTTCTGGTACAAAGGGAACTGCTGGTAGTGGAGGAACATCTGGTTCATCTGGATTTGGTTCGTCTGGTACAAGTGGTAGTGGTGGAACTGCTGGAACTGGTGGTAGTGGTGGTACTTCTGGTACTTCTGGTACTTCTGGTACTTCTGGTACTTCTGGTACTTCTGGTGAAGATGGTACTGGTGGAACATCTGGGACAAGTGGAACATCTGGGACAAGTGGAACAAACGGAACTGCTGGAACTGGTGGTAGTGGAGGTACTTCTGGTACTTCTGGTACATCGGGAACTTCAGGTACATCTGGTACATCTGGTACATCCGGATTGGATGGAGCTACTGGAACTGGTGGAGCTACTGGTACATCTGGGACAAGTGGAACATCTGGAACATCTGGAACATCTGGAACAACCGGTACTTCTGGAACAAGCGGTACTTCTGGAACATCTGGAACTAACGCAACGGCTGGTTCTGGTGGAACGGCAGGTACTTCTGGAACTTCTGGAACTTCTGGTACTTCTGGAACAAGCGGTGTTGATGGTACATCAGGAACATCTGGGACAAGTGGAACATCTGGAACATCTGGAACTAACGGAACTGCTGGTAGTGGTGGTACAAATGGAACTGCTGGAACTGGAGGAACTTCAGGAACGAACGGAACTGCAGGAACTGGTGGTACAAATGGAACTGCTGGTAGTGGAGGTACATCTGGTAGTGGTGGTACAAATGGAACTGCTGGAACTGGAGGAACTTCAGGAACGAACGGAACTGCAGGAACTGCTGGAACTGGTGGTACAAATGGAACTGCTGGTAGTGGGGGTACATCTGGTACATCTGGGACAAGTGGAACATCTGGAACATCTGGAACATCTGGAACAACCGGTACTTCTGGAACAAGCGGTACTTCTGGAACATCTGGAACGAACGGAACTGCTGGTAGTGGTGGTACAAATGGAACTGCTGGTAGTGGAGGTACATCAGGAACAAATGGAACTGCTGGTAGTGGAGGTACATCCGGAGCATTAGCATTAACTGGTACTACTAACAATGGTTTACTTACCTATGATGGTACTGGGGCAAACGTTGAGAGTAATCTTACTTTCGATGGAACAACATTAAACTTAACTGGTAACTTAAATGTTACTGGTACACAAACAACTGTCAATACTGAAATAATTCAATTGGCAGATAATATTATAACTCTTAATTCAAACTTTACAACTGGTACTCCATCGGAGAATGCAGGTATTGAAGTATTAAGAGGTTCATCATCAACAAAATCATTTTATTGGAAAGAATCATCAGATAGATGGTATTCAGATTCAAACTTTGAAGTGTTTGGTGATTTATATACACAACGCATAAATACTGGACAAGGACTTACTGAGGTTTACAATATGAACCAAAACGTTCGTTCAACTGATTCACCTACATTCGATGGATTAACCATTGGTGATAGTGGTAACACAGGTACAACTCTAAACATTATAGCAACAAATACTGCTGGTTCTGGTGCACAAACCGCTATGATTAATATGAGTGGTTATGAAGGTAGAGCAATTGGTACTATGTTTACTGATGTATCTTATAGTGGTAGAGAATGGTTTGCTGGTTTACGATATAGTGGTGGATTCGCAAATTACCAAATTGGATACGATTTAACTGGTGGACAAGCTGAATACGCAACGAACTCAATGCTTACCATAAACGATAGTGGAAACGCATTTTTCAAAGGGTATGTATCAGCTACGAGTTTTAGACCAACTAACATAGTAACAAATAGAATTGTTAAATTTGATGGAACTGATTTAGATGATTCTATAATGAGTGATGATGGTTCTACTGTAACTCTTAGTGGTAATTTAAGTGTAACTGGTAACATTGTTGGTGACCTAAGTGGTGTTGCTAATGATGCAAATAGATTAAAAGCCGAAGATAATAGAACTATCTCACCATCGGAATTAGGTGTAGGTAGATTAAAATTTGGATTCACATCATACAATAATAATAATTCAGGTCCTTGGGCTGATTTCTTACATCTACGTTCGTACACCGATTCATCTGGTGGCTCGGATAACTTAGTGATGTTTAATAAGAGTGGTATTGGAATGAGAATCTGGCAACAAAGCTTCGGTTCTGCAACCGCATACTCATCTTATGTAGATGTGTTAGATACTGGTGCTGGTAACCAAACAAAGAGTGGATATATACAATCCAATTCTTCGTTAAGAGCACCGATATTCTACGATTCAAACAATACTGGGTATTATGTAAATCCAGGAGCTACTGATTATTCAGCTGTATTTAGACAGCACGTTACAATAGGGGATAGTTCACAATATAAACCTAACTCAGGTAATTGGGGAGCAAGATTGAACGTAGTAGATAATGTCCATGCTAAAATAACAGTTGGGCAAGATGCTAACGATATGTTGAGTGTATGGTATGCTCATACAGGACAATCATCTGCTAAATTTGGAATGGAATCAAACCATAACTTAGAATTTATTACAAATAATAGTACTAAGTTAACAATTGATACTAACGGTAACACCCAAGCAACAACCTCGTTAAGAGCACCGATTTTCTATGATTCAAATGATACTGGAAGATATGTAAATCCAAATGGTACATCACAACTGGGTACTATCAATATGAACAATGGTAATTTAACCGGAGTTAATCATATTACTATTAATGACCCTGGCCCAACTGAAGGTATTTCTTGGGCTGGTGGCAATCTTTGGAGAATTGTAGAATCACCTGATAATATATCAACTAATAGCGGTGGTAATTTACAAATAATTCAAAACTCTACCCGTAGAGCAACATTTAGAACTGATGGAAGTTTAAATTTACCATCTGGTGTGTTATTATCAAATGTAACAACAAATTGGCAACAATCTGCTAATAAAACAAACTTATTAAGAGGAGGTTCTTTTAGTAATACATTAAGCAACGATACATCAACCATAAAAATATTCCCAGCAACTGCTGGTAGAGGAATTGGAAACTATTGGGGTGGTATGTACTTCATGCACTTAGACCCTCAGAATTCTGGATGGGGCTCATCTTATACTGGTGGGCAAATGTGGATTGGTGGTAGAGTAATTGACCAACCTGGTCAAGAACGAAGTGCATTAGTATTCGCTACAAATAATTCAACAAGTGCAGGTTCACATCCATCTGAGAGAATGACTATTTTACCTGATGGTAATGTGTTAATCGGACAAACTTCGGTATCATATACAAATTCAGATAATACTCCGTTAGTGGGTGCTAAAACAAATAGTAAGTTACACATCAACGGTGGGATACAATTAACTAACGACAACGATGCTATCGTATTTGGTAGAGGTACTTCTACCTTTATGAAAGATGAAGAGCTTGGCTTCGGATGGGGTGGTGGTTTATATATGACCGATACTACTTACCTAAGAATCCGAAATAATAAAATTGTTTACAATACTAATGAATTTAGAGGTAATTTATTTAGAGATGTTAATAATTCCGCATACTATGTAGACCCAGCATCAACATCAAACTTAAATTCAATTACCGCTCAAGCAATAACTGTAAAGGGTAATCAGGTAAGAACTTATAAGCATTCTGGTTCTGATTTTACAAATGGTACATTAGTACAAACTGATATACCATCATCATCAACTTCAGGAGCATCATTTGTGTTAGAGGCAACTGGTAAAAGTTATAGTGCGGATACTCCATTCTCATTTATGGCACAGGGGTATTTGTATAATAACACTATTATAAATTCAAGTGGTGTACACTTTGGTAAACCAGGGTTCACTCAAATGAAGGTATTTAATAATGGTGGAACATTAGCATTCTGGTGGCCAAGAGTATCTTATTGGAATTCATTCTCAGTTAACGTTAGAGATGCTGGTGGTAGTGAGTTTAATAGAGTAACCTCTATTGGTAACTCAACTGAACCAACTGGTACTAAGAAGGTAACGATAACAATGAAGGTATCGACTGTGTATAACCAAAACATCAATACTGGTGATTTATACGCAACTCGTTATTATGATTCAAATAGTACTGGTTATTATTTAGACCCTGCTTCTACATCATACTTAAATGATGTAAGAGCTGATATATTTTACGATAGGAATGATACAAACTATTACACAAACCCAGCTTCAACTTCTAGGTTAAATACTGCTAATATAACAACATTAAATACCTATGGTACAACTACTTTAGGTAATGGTAACAATGATACAACTAATATCAATGATACTCTTAAATTATGGGCTACCGATAGTGGTGATGCTCACTTCTACTTTGGTGAAAGTTCATCTAGTGGATATGGTGACCATTATTATTGGGATAGTAGTTATACAACATATCATTACAGTAGAAATGCTGGAACTGATTCATTAATATCGAAACATGATACTCGTAATACCGATAGGATAACATATGGTAGAAATATTTCGTTTGATGATTATGGTAAGGGAATTACAGGTAGATACTCAGCAAGTAGATACCAATTACTATTCTCTATGGGGGATGCATATCAACTGCCTGATAGTGGTACAAGTACTGGTAACTTATATGGTGTAGCTTGGTCACATCCAAACGCTGGAGGTGCTGCAAGTAACCTAAATGACCACGGTATGTTAATTCTACTGAATGGTACTTTTAAGGCAGCAATATCAAGTAGAGCAGTATTTACAGATGAAGTAAGAGGAACATTATTCAGAGATTATAATAGTAGTGGATATTACTTAGACCCTGCATCAACATCAAACTTAAATGTTGTAAATGCAAATACATTTAATGGTACTTTTAATGGTACATTAACTGGTACGGCTCAAAACGCAAATCATTTAAATACAACGAGAGATACTCCTGAGAACTCATTACAATATTGGCAAGCATCTGGTCTTGGTATTACTGAGGCACCAACAACGGATTGGCATAATACTATAAGAATGGGACATGGTTCACCATTATCCTATTATAGTAATACATTGGCAATTCGTATGACTGGTTCTAATGTGGGTGATATCTACACCCAAACCATTCAGAGTGGTAATAGACAAGGTTGGAAAAGACATTGGAATGATGGTATAGCTATTAATTCAACATATGATATATCGGCACCAATATTCTATGATATAAATAATACTGGATATTATGTAAACGCTGCTTCAACTTCTAGATTTAATAGATTAGACTTCGGTAATAGTTCGTATTACATTCACTCTGGTGATTGGGGTATGCGAAACACAACACCATCTGGTTGGATTCAATTTGGACCTGCTAATACAAGTCATGCACACATTTATACTGATAGAAGTAACTTCTACTTTAATAAACAGATTAATGTATTGGGTGGTTCTCAGATGAATCAAAGTGATGTTAGAGGTAACATATTCTATACTAAGAATAATACTGCATATTATATTGATGGTGACGGTCAATCTAGATTAAATACGCTTACCTTAGTTGGTAATCGGATTGGATTCGTTAACACATCATTTGATGCTGAAATTAGAGTAAGTGATGATAATCCAAACGGAACTGGAGCTGAATTTGTATTCTATGGTGATACTCTTGCTGGACATGCACAACTTACTGCTAAGGTTGGTAACTTTACATCAAATGTAAGAACTCCGATAATGTACGATTCAAATGATACTTCGTATTATATAAATGCAGCATCCGATAGTAGACTGAATGGAAAATTACAAGTAGATGGTTCACATGGTGATACACAAATAGGTCTTAGATTACCTGCGGCTAGCAACGGAGCTGGTACTGGTGATGTAAATTTACAAATGTGGGTTTCTGAACCAGGTAATACTTGGGATTGGGCTGGATTTGGATATAACGTTAGTAATAGTATTAATGGTGGTGGTGGTGCACCAAACTTTGGTAGACATAATACTTCACATGGACAGGGGTATATGAGATTCAGTACTGGTGGTGATATCTATTTCTATAACACAAATACATCAGGTACTCGTTATCAGACGATGTCGTGGAACGCAAATAACACTGTTACTGCTAACAACTATTTAACTGGAACAAATTCATTAAGAGCACCAATTTTCTATGATTCAAATGATACTGGACATTACTTAAATCCTGCATCTACTTCTAGACTTAATAGAATAGATGTTGATATAATGTATGATAGAGATAATACATCATATTATGTTAGACCTGGTTCAACATCGTTATTTAATGATGCAAGAGCTAACATATTCTATTCTCGTAGTAATACTGGATACTATTCAGATCCTGAATCGACATCACGTCTAAATCAGGTAACTGCTAACTCAATTGATGCAACTAACATTAACAATACGGATGTATGGTCTGGTGATATTAATGTTGGGGGTGATGCAAATACATATTATCCTGTAACGTGGTATGGTGGAAATCAAGCTATTGTTTGTGAGATAGAAATTTATAGAAATTACAATGAAACCGCACCTTGGGACCCAATCGGAACAGGATCTCATAAAGGTGGATTAACGTTCAGACATACTACCAACTTTGGTGGATGGGGTGGAGCATCCTATGAAAGCAATATTGAAGATTTTAGAGAATCATATACAACAATGGTAGCTGATGTACAAAGATTCGCTAATAGTAGAGGATGGTGTATATGGTTAAGAGGTGGTGGAGCAGTATATCACGTTAGAATTAAAGGTAGAAGTGTTGGACCAACTGTAACCCTTGGAGCTTATGACCCTGGTGGTAATGGTACTGGTGTTACATCAAGAACTGATACACCTAAAACTAATTTATATAGTAGATTTCATTTACGTAATCAATACGTATATGCTGATAGATTTTATGATAACAATAATACTGGATATTACTTAGACCCTGCATCTACATCGTATTTAAATGATGTAAGGGCTAACATTTACTATGAAAGAGAAAACACCGCATACTACTTTGGTAGTTCGCAAGGTGATTTCAGAATGAGAAATGGTAGAATGGGTAGTGTTACCATTGAAAATGGTTCAACTCTTACATCGGTTAATGGAAATGGTAGAATTTATATGGGTGGTAACTTCCATATTGATGCATATAATGGAAACGATATCTATGTAAACTATTATTCTAATAGAAGATTCAGAGTATTCAATGGTTCATCTAATGAATCGTTTAGAGTAGATACTGATAGAATTGTTTACGCATACTCACAACTTCGTACTCCAATTGTTTACGATTATAATGATACTGGATATTATTCAGACCCTAGAAGTACATCTAGATTCAATGAGATGCGTGCAACGTATAGATTACACATTGGTGATGAATCTAATTTATACAATGGTGTAGTTGGTGAAGCTCGTAGACCTGACTTAACTATTAAAGGACAGTATCCTCAGTTAAACTTAATGTCATCTGAGATTAACAATAGTACTCATGGACCTACTCTTAGATTTGTTGCATATGATGGTGCAAACGCATCTTCTGGTAACAAAAAACATTGGGTAATTGGTACTGCTGGTACAAACGCAACCGCATTACACTTTGGATACACTCCAAATAACAATAATCCTCATTATGGAATTGGACAAGGTTGGAGTAGTGGAAACAATGTTTCTATGTTCTGGTTACAAAACGATAGACATGTTTACGCTCAAAATGATGTAAGAGCTGGATTATTCAGAGATAGAAATAATACTGGATATTACGTAGACCCGGCATCTAATTCTGTTTTAAACACAGCAACTTATAATGGTACGATACGACTTAATACTCGTCATGGTACGGTAGCAACTAACTATGGTTATGGTAACTATGGTGTATATAGTGCTTCTAGGTATCAATTATTATGGTCAATGGGTACTTCATACAATTTACCGAATGGTGGTGAAAACACTGGTAACTTATATGGTGTAGCTTGGTCACATCCAAACGCTGGAGGTGCTGCAAGTAACCTAAATGACCACGGTATGTTAATTCTACTGAATGGTACTTTTAAGGCAGCAATATCAAGTAGAGCAGTATTTACAAATGAAGTAAGAGGAACATTATTCAGAGATTATAATAGTAGTGGATATTACTTAGACCCTGCATCAACATCAAACTTAAATGCAGTAAATGCCAACTCTATGAATGTTGGTGGTTCACCGGTTGTAACTGGTACGTCTATTCAAAACTACACTCGTAATGTAGATGATGGTAATTTCTTCAATATTACGGATGATATGAACGCTACTGAAGTTGCTCGTCAAGTTTCTGGTGGAGGTGGAACTTCTAGACTTACTAAAGTGGATGATAACACCGCACCAGCTGCTGGTTGTTTCGAAGTAAACGGACAGTGGTCCCCAACTCATTCGGATTACATCAAAATTGATGCAAACTCCGAATATGTGTTCGAAGTTTGGATAAAATATGTTGCAGGTACTGATAGTAGTTGTGCATTGTATATGGGTGGTTCCGCATATAACGCTTCAAAATCATACTTTGGTAATACAAATAGATATTGGGCAGCATCTTATGTAGAAGTCGATTCTAATACTAGAAACAATGGTTGGTATAAAATAAGTGGTAAAATTGGTGGTATTGGTGGAACGGCATTTACGGCAGGAACTGAATACATCAGACCGTTATTCTTATTTAACTATGCTGGTAATAGTACACATAGAACGAGGTATTGTGGATTAAAACTTTACAAATCGGAAAAGACAGTTAGTAAATTACACTTCCATAGTCAAGGTAGATATGTACACACCGAATCGGATGAATTGTATCCATTCTTACGTGGAGAAGGTAATCAATCTCTAGTAATCCAATCTGGTACAGGTTGGGCTAAAATGGGTTCTAGAAACACATCACATTTACATATGGAAACGGATAGAAGTTCTTGGTACTTCTATAATCGTATTGAAACTCCATCTGATATTAGAGCAGGTTTATTCTACGATAGAAATAATACTGCTTATGTAGCAAATCCCGCTTCTACATCGTACTTTAACGATATGAGGGCAAATATCTTCTATGATAGAAACAATGCTTCATATTATGGACATTTCGATTCTACATCTCGATTTAATAGAGCAGATTTAAACGATACTCGTTCAGATATATTCTACGATAGAAATGACACTGGTTATTATATAAATCCTGCTAGTGTTAACTCTTCTCGATTCGAAGGAGTTAATGATAGAACGAGAGCACAATTAGGAAACGCCGCATCACGTCATAGTAGTGCAGCTACATTCATGCGTAGACCAAACTATACATCTGACCAAAACTATTGGGTAGGTTCAATGGGGTGGGGTACTCAGAATATGAACAACGTATTCAATTGGGGTTCTGGATTTACTGATTCTTGGTCTAATCCAGGTAATCAACCATCTGGTACATCGCATTGGGTAGGTATACAATCACTACACTATACTAATGGTTCAACTCGTTATGGTTGGCAAATGACTGGTGGTCCAATTGATAACCTACGATTCAGAAATCAATGGGGTGGTTCACCAAAAGCTTGGAGAACTATTCCTGTACTTGATATCAATAACGGTAATGGTGGTTCAATGTATGCGGGCAGATATTATGATTCAAATAATACTGGATATTACGCAGACCCTGCATCTACATCTGTATTTAATGCATTAACTGTAAACGGAACATTATCAGCAAATTTACCTTGGAGTAGAGTTACTTCAAAACCTGATGGTTGGTTAAATGCAGGAACTCTAACCAGAAATGCGGCACCAACTGGAATTAAGCCAAGTGGGTTCTATGATTCATATCAAGGTTCTGGAAATCCTACTGGTACTTGGATGTCTTACTATAATGTACGACATACCAACAGCGGCAACAACTACGGTCATCAGGCTGGTATGAGTTTCTATGATGATACCTTTTGGTTTAGAGCGTTTACAAACAATAGTTATAGACAATGGCAATTTGTACTATCATCTAATGGCACTGCACAAACAAAATCAGGTGTATTACAATCCAACTCATCTTTAAGAGCACCGATATTCTACGATAAGGATAATACTGGGTATTATACAAAGCAAAGTGGTGTATCGGAAATGTCAAATATAGCTATTGATAGTTACATCAGACATAGAGGTGATACTAACACATATATGCAGTTCCATGCGGCTGACCAATGGAGAGTTGTAACTGGTGGTACTGAAAGATTTGAGGTGAATAACTCTCAAATCTATATGACTAGAGAATTGAGATGTACACAAGATGTTATCGCATTTTATTCTGATGAAAGATTAAAAGAAAAGACTGGTAAGATTGAATCTCCATTAGATAAGATTTCTCAATTGGATGCATTCTATTATGTAAATAATGATTTAGCAAAATCAGTTGGATATGAAGATGATAAACAACAAATAGGTTTATCAGCTCAGCAAGTTAAAGAAGTAATGCCTGAGGTTGTTCATTCAGCACCATTCGATACTGATTTTGATGAGGATGGTAATATGTTCTCTACATCTGGTGAAGATTACTTAACTCTTAAATACGATAGATTAGTTCCATTATTAGTTGAAGGTATTAAAGAACAAACTGAAATTGTGAAATCTCAACAAAGAGAAATAGATGAATTGAAGGAAATGGTAAAACTTTTACTAAATAAATAAAAAAAACACCTATGACTATAACCAATTTACTCTTTTGAGTTTTTTGGTTATATTTATAGTTGTATTTGGTATAAAATCAAAATAAACTTATTGGAGAAATAAAAATATGGCAGAAAGAATTGTATCACCTGGAGTATTTACGAGAGAAAACGATTTATCGTTCTTGGCTCAAGGTATCGGAGAGATTGGAGCAGCATTTGTAGGACCTTTTAAACAAGGACCAGCATTCGTTCCAACAATTATTAGAACTCAATCAGAATTTGAGGATAAATTTGGTAAACCAGACGGAACTTACTACACAGAATATGCAGTACAAAACTATCTTAGAGAAGCTGGTACTGTAACAGTTGTAAGAGTAATGAGTGAAGGTGGATATACACAAACAACACCTATTGGTTTAGTTGTTAGTGGTTCATTGATTTCATCTATTCATTCAACCAACGCTGGTGATGAAGAAGTTGGATTTGGAGCATTTACTGTAAATAGTGGAACGGCATCTGGTTCGTTTGTGGTTAGTGGAAGTGGTATCGGAAACGTATCATCATCATTAAAACCATCAGACACTAATGATGTTAGTGATGTATTTGGTGAATCACCATTTGGTTCAAAGGATGGATATGTATATTCTTACTTTGAGAATGTAGCAACATCAGCTGATTATTCAGGTGGAGTATCTGCGGTAGTATTACCATCGCAAGTATTTGGAGGCGCTTCGGCAGCATCTACACCATTTGTAAAATCACAATTGATTTCTGGTGTAAGAAGTGAATTATTTAAGTTCCATACGTTGGGTTATGGTACTAATGAAAATAAAAGATTTAAAGTATCTATCTCAAACGTAAAAGCAGCCGGAGAAGATGGTGGAACTGATTACTCATCGTTCTCAGTAACTATTAGAGGATTCGCTGATACTGATAAGAGAAAAGTTGTATTAGAATCATTTAATAACGTAAACTTAGACCCAGCATCACCTAATTTCATCGCAAGAAGAATTGGTGATATGTATAGAACAATTGATTCTAATGGTAAGGTTACCGATAATGGTGATTGGTTAAATAACTCTAAATACCTAAGAGTGGAAGTTAAAGCAGAAGGTTCATACCCTGTTTCAGCTGCACCTTTCGGACATGGAGCTTATTCTAACCCTATTAAAGCTACGGATGCAACTATTATACCTGCAGCTGTTTACCAAACAAACTCATCAGATAATACTGCTGGTTCATCAGCAAAATATGCTGGTTTCGATTTCGAAACAATTGGTGTAAAAGGAGATAACGCTCATTATTTGAACGCAATCCCAACAACATCTGGAGTTGGTAACAACGTAGATTTCGGATTTGATTCTCAACTATCTTATGTAATGAGTGGTTCAGATTCTTCTGATATGGTTAAGAGACAGTTTACTTTAGGATTCCAAGAAGGTTTTGATGGAAAATCTCCATCTATTCCAAATAACTTAGGAGCAGATATAAATGGAGCTAACACTCAAGGGTTTGATTGTTCAACTTCAGTATCAGCTGGTTCGGTAGGATACATTAAAGCATTGAACGCAATTTCAAATGTGGATGAGTATGATATCAATATGTTGGTAACACCAGGTATTGTTAGAAAATTCCACCCATCAGTAACTACAAAAGCAATTGATGTTTGTGAAGCTCGTTCTGATGCATTTTACATCGCTGATTTCAACGGAGTTAGTGATACTATAAGTGAAGCAACTACTCAATCATCGGCAGTAGATACAAACTACGCAGCATCTTATTACCCTTGGGTTAAGACTGTTGATAGTAATACTAACAAACTAATTTCAGTTCCACCATCAGTATTGATGCCGGCTGTATTCGCAGCGAATGACGCTATCGGAGCAGAATGGTTCGCACCTGCTGGTTTGAATAGAGGTGGTATTGTTGGAGCAGTTAGTGTATTGAATAGATTAACACACTCTGAAAGAGATACTTTATATGAAAACAAAGTAAATCCAATCGCTTCTTTCCCTGGGCAAGGTATTGTAGCATTTGGACAGAAAACGTTGCAAGATAAAGCATCGGCATTGGATAGAATCAACGTAAGAAGATTACTAATCACTGTTAAGAAGTTTGTGGCATCTACATCTCGATTCTTAGTATTTGAACAAAATACGGCTCAGACAAGAGGTAGATTCATAAATACTGTACAACCTTACTTAGAAGCAATTCAACAAAGACAAGGGTTATACGCATTTAAAGTAGTAATGGATGAATCTAATAACGGCGCTGATGTTGTTGATAGAAACATACTTGCTGGACAAATATTCTTACAACCGGCTAAGACCGCTGAATTCATTGTAATAGATTTCAACATCTTACCAACTGGAGCAGCTTTTTCAGCATAAACTAAAAATAATAATTACTAATATTTATTAGTATAAAAGGAGAAAAACAAAAAAATGGCAGAAGTATTAGAATTTAACGAAATGATGTTCACCAACTTCGAACCGAAGATGAAGAACCGATTTATAATGGAGATTGATGGAATTCAATCTTACCTTATAAAAACTGCGGCAAGACCTTCAATCAACTTCGAAACTGTGAAACTAGACCATATCAATACTTACCGCAAATTGCAAGGTAAGGGAGAGTGGCAAGATATAACAATCTCACTATATGACCCAATTGTACCTTCAGGTGCACAGCAGGTTATGGAATGGGTACGTTTAGGATATGAATCTTTAACTGGTAGAAAAGGTTACGCCGATTTCTACAAAAAGGATATTGATTTTTATATGTTAGGACCTGTTGGTGATAAGATAGAGCAGTGGAAGTTAAAAGGAGCATTTATTACTTCGGCAAACTTCAATGATTTAGATTTCTCTTCTAATGATGCAGCTGATATCGAATTAACGTTATCTTATGATTACGCGATTTTAGAATTCTAAAATATAACACATATTTTATATAATAGAAAGGTTCCCTTGATTGGGAACCTTTTTTTTATTCTTTTTTAACTTTTATATATTTATATACGAACAAATAAAGGTTAAATATGACAAAGCATGACTTTCCAACTGAAGTGATTAGTTTACCATCTGAAGGTAAATGTTATCCTTCTACAAATCCACTTTCTTCCGGTCAAATTGAAATAAAATATATGACAGCAAGGGAAGAAGAAATACTAACATCGCAAAACTTAATCAAAAAAGGTGTAGTTTTAGATAAATTATTTGAAGCTATTATAGTTGATAAGGGTGTTAATCCAGACGATATCATATTGGGTGATAAGAACGCTATTATGTTAGCAACTCGATTATTGGGATATGGTAAGGAATATACTGTTGAGATGTTAGATTCCGAAGAAACCAAACATAAGGTTGTAGTTGATTTATCAACAGTACAAACAAAGGAGATTGATATAACAACTTTAAACCCAGAAAATACGTACAAATTCACAACACCATTTGGTAAAAATGAACTTGAGTTCAAATACCTAACACATGGTGATGAAAAGGCAGTTGATATTGATGTAAAGGCATTAGCTAAGTTTAATAAAGGTGGCACTTCATCAGAATTAACAACTCGATATAGATATATGATTAAATCAGTAGATGGTGAATCGGATACTAAATCAATAGTTCATTTTATAAACAATAAGTTTTTAGCTAGAGATACAAGAGCATTTAGAGATTTCGTAAAGGCAAATCAACCTGATATGAAAATGGAGTTTAACTATATAGACCCAGAATCGGGAGAAGAGGAGGTACGCTCGATTCCTATGGGCGTAGGGTTTTTTTGGCCTTCCGAGTAACTATTCTAAGTTATTGCACACACAAATTTTTGAATTATGTTACTATGGTAATGGATTCATTCAATCGGATGTGTATAGATTACCGGTCCACCTACGAAACTTCTACTATAAAAGTTTGTTAGATACAAAGAAAAAAGAGAAGGAATCGCAAGAGAAATCAGAAAGACAATCAAAAGTGAAGGTTAGAAAATAATCTTCACTTTTTTTATATCTAATATTTATAAGAGTACAAATAGAAACATTTATGAAAATAACAGAAAATCAAAAGAAACGATTAGTTTCAGCTGTTGCCAAACAACATAATATGAATGAAGGAATTGTAAGTACACTTCTAAAGTATGTATTGGCAAAAAAGCTTATGAGGGACCCTGATATTAAACGAATAGCTAAAAACTTAGATAAAGTAACTAAGGATGCTAGAGCTAAGTTTGATGATATGGAGGCTAAGGGTGAAGTAAAACGAACACCTGAATTAATTGCATTGAGAAAATCATTGGGTATAGAATAATAACTACAAATGGCCGATAACTTAGATAAAAACGCAGCTAAACAAAGGGAATCTATTAGATTAGAGAAAGAATACCAGGAAGCACTAAAGATGTCATCATCTTTATCTAATCAAATTACCAGTGCGTTAAGTTCCCAAGTCGATTTTAGAACTAAGTTAGGTAAAAAAGTTAAGGAGTATTATAAGGATTTGGAATCCAATATTTCTAATTTGGAATCATCGGACGATATTGCAAAGGAACTTTTAAGAATAGAAGAAGAAAAGGCTAAGGTTAGTAAAAACTACTTTGGTACAAATGAAAAGGTTGGTAAGCAAAAATTACAAGCATTAAGTATAACCGAAGAAAGTTTAAAAGTTGAACAAGGTAGGGTAGGTGCAATTGAAGAAGTTGCTAAACGAACTGAAGCATTTACTGATTCTTTAGGAAGTGGTTTAGATAGTGCTTTATCTGGATTTGATGCAATACCTGGTATAGGTAGTTCATTAAAAAATATGGCACAGGGCCCAATTAACGGATTAAAGAGTAGTTTCAAAGAAGTTGGTAAATCATTTACAACCAACTTCGCTACAAATTTAAGAGGTGGAGCTGGTATGATGAAATCTCTACAAATGGCCGGTGGTATCGCTGGTAAGGGTTTAATTGCTGCATTAACCGGACCACAAGCTATTATAGCTCTTATAGTTGCCGGAATTGCAGTAGGTATAGCTAGATTTGTGGCAATAGAAGCAGCAGCTAAAAAGTTTAGAGAGGAAACTGGTTTATTAAATTCCCAAATGGGTAATTTAAAGAAGGATATAAATAGTGTATCTACATCTATGGCAGATTTGGGTGTAGATGCATCCGATGTTGCTGGAGCGGCAGCAGCTTTCTCCAATGAAATGAAGGGAACTTCTATGGCTAGTAAAGGTGTACTAACATCAATGGTTGCTATGGAAAAGAGTTTTGGGGTATCTGCCGCAACTCAAGCAAAAGTAAATAATACATTCCAATTAATGTCTGGGGCATCTGATACAACTGCCCAAAAAATGATTCAAACCACTATTGCAGCTGCAGAATTAGCTGGAGTAGCACCAGCAGCAGTTATGCAAGATATTGCAGAAAATGCTGAAGCTGGATTGATGCACTTTAGGGGTTCTACGAAAGCATTAGCAAACGCAGCAATTGAGGCTAGGAGAATGGGTACATCTATTGGAGAAACTACTAAAGTAGCCGAAGGTTTATTAGATTTTGAATCATCAATTACAAAAGAATTGGAATTGGGTGCTATGTTGGGTACTCGTGTTAACTTCAATAAGGCAAGAGCGTTAGCATTTGAAGGTAAGACTGTTGAAGCTCAAAAAGCTGTAAACGCAGAAGTAAGTAAGTTAGGTGATATCAACAAAATGAATATGTATCAGAAGCAGGCCTTAATGGGTGCAACTAATATGGATTTAAAGAGTTTGATTAAACAACAATCAATAGCTAAAAAATTCAAAGGTATCGATGGAGACCGATTAGCAGCAGTAAATTCATTATTGGATGCTGGGATGTCAATCGAAGCTATAAGTGATAAGGCACTTGAAAACGAAGCTAAGAAATTGGGTGCACAAAAGGCAATGCAATCTGAAACTGATAAGATGGGAAATACATTTAGTGCTCTTGGGACAGCTGTATCAGATATGTTCATGCCACTTGGTACATTCTTAATGCCATTACTTAGCGATGTATTTGAAATGGTTAATAATGTTTTACTACCGGTATTTAGTATGATAGGAACTGTGCTTAGAATTGCATTTGGAGTATTATCAGCAGTACTAAGACCTGTATTTGCTCTAATAAAAACATTAGCAGCTGCATTAATGGAACCATTCAGAGCTATTAGTGAGGCAATTAGACCAATTGGTGATAAATTTGAAGAAATAGGTCCAAGAATATTAAAAGCTATGGCACCTGTATTATCATTCATAAAAGTATTAGGTAAAGTAATTGGTGAAATAGTTGGGTTTGTGGTTGGTGGTCTTGTAGATGGGTTTATATTCGCATTTGATATAATATTTAGTATATTTGAAGGCGCCTACAATTTTGTAGATACCTATTTAATATCACCACTTATGAGTATGATTGATATGATTCAAACGGGAATTGATGCATTAGCATCTTTAAATCCATTTGGTAGTAGTGATGATGAACTTGTAAGTGAAGCTAGCCAACTACAATCAGGTGGAAGTATAGATGATGGTATTGTACAAGATGGTAAGATTATATCAACACATCCAGAAGATACGTTAATAGCAACAAAAACTCCAGAAAGCTTATTTAATGAATCAACGGGTGGTGGTGTTTCTAACGTTGTAGGTGGTATTGGTGAAATGATGGGTGGTCTTTTTGGTGGTGATAGTGGTGATTCGCAAATTGGTACTAAATTGGATGAACTAATCATTGTGATGAAAGCTAACAAAGATTTTTATATAGATGGTAAGAAAGTAACAGCATCCGTTTCAAGCACTGTTGATAAGATAGGTTCTAACTCATACGCAATAGTTTAAGATTATGCCAACATTACAAGAATTATTTAAAACTAAACAATTACCATCTCAGAATGGTAAGACTGCCGAAGAGGCTTATGATATCCAAAATTCAAAGGATATCCGTATTTCATCGTCTGACCCCTTAGTAAATAATACTGGATTTGCGGCAGCAAGATTGTTAAGAAAAGGATTAGGTGTAAGAGGGAGTGAAACTCTCTTAGAAGAAGAGGTAGTAGGTGTAAGAATCATACGAGGATTATCAATCCCAGTTATATATGGTTCGGATTTACCAAGACTCCTACTTAGAACTACTCCATTATTAGATGCAATGAAATCTAATGCAGGTGGTACTGAAGGTGATGGTGGATTAATTGGTGGAGCAATCTCAGGAGCAACCGCAGCAGTTAGTAAATTTTTAGGATTACCACAAACTATAATACCAACCAGAGTACATAAATACGAAAAAGTTGGAGGCTTAGAGAAATTTAATAGAAAGGGTGAAACTCAAAATATAATGGTTGAGTTGGCTAAGATTAAACAATCTGGTGAAGGTTCTCTATTAGGTAAATTCTTAAAAGATGGTGGTGGTGGAAACCTTAAAACTATTGGTAAGCAAGCAGTTGGTGGAGCAATCAATTTATTAAAAGATAAAATAAGAGGTAAATTATTTGGAGACCGTTCAAAGACTGGATTCAACACAGCTGGCTCAAATAAAGATGGTTCAAATACAAGTGTAAACTATGGTAGTTATGATAATGAACTTGGTGTAACTATTAAGACCAACAAAGAAACTGGTGTAAGAGATGTAGGTGGTTTGATGTATTCAAAAACATTTAACCTAACCTTCAGAGATGATGATGAGCCTGGTAAATTAAACTTCATAGATTCAACTGATGAAGGTGAAGGTGGATTAGCAGCTAAAACCCCACAAGTAGTAAAACGTAGATTACAGGTACCCTCTATAATGGGTTTACCAGCCGATGAATATGACCTACCATTATATAGTACGTTGTATAACACAATTGTAAGAAAAACGATTGAGGATGCTGCAAATGAAGATGGTACCCTTAAAGAAACTGAAAAAGTTGGGTTTAAATCAATCGATGAGGCAATTGATGAGGGTGAAGAAAATAGTGCTATTTTTGGTGAAAACGGAACACAAAAGTTTACTGATAAGTTAGAATTAACAATTGAACGAAATCGATTATCACCTGAAATTGATAAAGAAGGTAAATCATTAGTTAGTAAATACAAAATTGATACTAAATCAGATGGTGTTAATCAATTAGCAGTTGGTAGTGAAGATGATGCTTTAGATGTAGCACCCTTAAAATTTAAATCAATCGCTGGTGGAAAGACTGTTCAATTTAGACCAACCATAAGTGGATTAAGTGAAACCTTATCTCCATCTTGGGATAGTAATAAATTTGTGGGTAACCCATTTAGTTATCATACATACAGTGGTATTGAACGAAGTATTAGTTTTAACTTTAAAGTGTTTTCTTTAAATTTAGATGAGCATAAAATAGCATGGGATAAATTAAACTTTCTAACAGGATTAGTTTACCCACAATACTATTTTGATAATTCAGCAGTAGCACCACCATTTATTCAATTTACATTGGGTGATTTATATAAAAATAAATATTCATTTATAGATTCATTATCATACACATTTGATGATAGTACTCCTTGGGAAATTGATGAGAAGAATTTTAGATTACCTATGGTTATAGATGTAGCAGTAGGATTGAAATTTTTAGAAAGTAGAGGAAATACTTCTGGTAAGAAATTCTATTCATTTGACGTAACAACATAAATATAATGGCGAGTAGATATAAAAATAATGAAATAAAAAACACTAATGATGGTAGGAGAGTATATCGTTCTAAGATATATCCTCAGATACCATTAAGAGATGATGATAAATATGTAGCTAGTGAAACTGGTGATAGATTAGATACACTTGCTTATCAGTATTATGATGATGCATCACTTTGGTGGATTATTGCATCTGCAAATAACATACACAATGCACCATTTGGATTAACCGATGGTACAATTCTAAGAATACCACAAAACTATATACAAATATTATCAAACTTCAACCAATAAGTTATGTCAGATTTTCCAAATTTTACTCAAGTCCCGCCGCATGTAAATGCTCGTATTTCGGAAAGAATTGGAAACCCTAAGAAAGTTTCCAGTTTAAATTCTTGGATAAGAGTATCATCAGCTAATGGAACGGGTTTAATGTTATATTCAAATCCAAATATATCTACATTCAAAAAAGCTGGTGACAATAATATGGCATCAATCTATGGTAATGGTAAGGTATCTGGTATATTGGGTACCGATTGGTCTGGTGGAGCTGTTTATGCAAATGAGGGACAGGGATTCAAACCATCGCCAATTATTTCATCAATAGAAGTTGATGAAGGAGCTGGTGATTTATCAAGAAAGGCAAGCTTTTCCATAACTGCATTTACAAAAGAGCAGATGGAAAAATTATTAGAATATTTTCTTGAGCCCGGATATACTGTATTTTTAGAATGGGGATGGAATACTGCAAATTCAGTAAGTGGTTGGGAAAGTAGCTTGTCTGGTCCAAGTGTTGCTAAATTTCAATCATTTAAAGAAGTAAATAAACGAAGAGCTGCTACTGGTGGTGAATATGATAATTATTTAGGATTTATTACTGGTGGAGGACTTTCACAAGATGGTGATAAATGGACAATAAGTGTACAACTTACTGGATTTACTGAATTGCCAGGTTATATGATGTCAACTGAAAATGCAGAAGATGAGATAACTATCGATGGTAAATCAGACCCTAAGATTGACCCGGCTGACCCTTTCGGAGCTAATTTAATCGAAAACGCTGGTAAAGCTGGTGAATTAGGTAAGGAACGTTTTATGCGAATGTTCAATGCTCTACCTGATAGTAGAAAAACACCAAGAGTACAAGAGTTAATAACAACATTATCTAACATTGAAAATTTTATTAATTGGGATGAAGATGTTTCGGAACAAATTAATGGAGAAACTGAAGGTGGGTTTTGGTCTGGTAAATCTAAGAAAGATGTAGGTGGGACTGCGGTAGAGTTACCGAAAGGAACCCAATTAATATCAGAAAACAAATTTATAAAATTTGGTGCAATGATGGAGATTGTGTTTGCAATTGGTTGCAATGGATTTAAATTATCAAATAAAAAAACTGTAAATTTCAGAGTAAATACATCAAGCACATATTGTATGGCATTTGACCATATGTATAGTTTAGACCCTACTATATTATACATACCAAATCCAAATACACCTAAATTTAAAGTAGGAAAAGATAAAGTTGGATTAGATATAACCGATGTAAGTGATAATAGTAAAGGATTAAATGGAATTAAATTTCCAAATCAAGATCCATTAGAAGTAACTACTAAAGGTGGTGCTCAAATTAAACAGGCAGGTAAATTTTGGGGCAAGTTAGATGACTTATATGTTAATTTTGACTTTGTTAAAGGAATTTTAGAAACAAAAAACAATACAACAAAGGATGCACTTTATCAAATACTTAATGGTATGTCATCTGCGGTAAACGGATTATGGGATTTTCAAATAGTAGAAAAGGAATCTGAATTAGATGAAGGTGTAACCGAACTAACAGTTATAGATTTAAATTTCGTATCATCAGCACCTGGTGCAATTAACCTTACTATGAATACTCAAGGTGAACAATCTATACTAATCGATTCATCATTAGATTTAGGAATTTCATCTGCAAAGATGAACTCAATAATTGGACAACGATTAAGTACAAGTTTAAATGGGAATGGTAAAGCAGTTCCATCTACATTATTTTCTGGAAACAAAGACATGGTGTTGAATCAAATGGATAAAAAAACTGATGCACAAAAACAACTAACAGCAGCAGCAGCTGATGCAGCTGATGCTAAAAAGCAAGAAGCATTGGATGTTTTATTAGGTAAGTTATTCTTATACCCGCTTGTAACATTCAAAGAAGCATCTGAGGTAAAGGATAAAGACTTATATGATATATGTTATATAGGTGCATATAAGGATGTTGAGACATTTGCAAAGATAAAGAAAAAGGAATTGGGTGAGATAGTTGGTTCTGGTGCATTAATGCCAATTAACTTTTCATTTAAAATACATGGTATTAGTGGTATAAAGAGAGGGGATATGTTTAGAGTGAATGGATTACCCTCTATGTATGAAAAAGTGGGTTCATTTTTCCAAACACTTTCTGTAAAGCATGTTATTGATGGTATGCAATGGACAACTGAAATAACTGGAGGATTTAGACCTAAAAATTAAATATAAGGTTTTGTGATTATGACAAATAACGATAATTATAATAATATTAAGAAATTACCAAATGGTTTGGAAAAGTTAAAAATATTAACTTATATCCCTAAGCCAACAAAAGGTGATTATTTAACTGGTTACATAACTCGATTTTTTATACAAAAGGTAAATGATAAAAGTTCACCTATATATGAGATTAAAGCAAGTTATGCATCTAATATAGAATCCAAAGTTTATTATGCGTTAACATCATTGGATTGGAGATTAAATGGAACACCCGAACAAATTAAGAAATCAAACGCAGCATCGGTGAAGTTAGCATCAGCTGATATTCCTAAGATTGGCTTATATTTACCAAACCTATTACAATTTCATAAGAAATAATTTTGTAATTCAATATATTTTTTGTATATTTGGTATCAAACTAACAAATAGATGAAAGTTACCATAGTAGTAAGAACATTCAAAAGAGCAGAATTCTTAAAACAAGCATTATCTTCAATCCAATTACAAACGTATAAAGATTGGGAAGTTATTTTGTTTGATGATAGTGGTTCGACTGAAAATCTTAACATCTATAATACTTTCAAAGCTTACAATCCCACTAAACGTATAGTTTACATCACATCAGCAACTCCTTATGATATGTTTAAGGATTCTTGGACTATTTCACCTAAGTTATCAAAGGGAGAATTGATAGTAAGGCTAGATGATGATGATTTATTGACTGAAACCTCAATTGAATTTATTGTTAGTACCTATATAAAGAACCCATCATTGGATTTTAGTTATGGTTCGGCTACATTCTTTGAAAATGATGAACTACGAAGTAAGATAACCACACAAACACCAATAGAGGCACCAAAGACAGTTGATATATGGGAAGGTTACTTACATGAACACCCATATAACATACCTTGGAGGTTTAAGCACAATCATTTTGATGAACCACAGCATCATAGTTCAATAATTCATTGTTCTAAGGCTAATCATATGTGCGTATATCATACATACGTAATGCGAGTATCATCTATATTGAAGGTTATTGATAAAGTGGAGGTAACATCCAACTTTGTTGATGATTTGGAAGCAATGGGTATAATGGATTATTTGGGATTATCACATACTTCCATAAAAAAGACATTAACTTACGCTAGAATCCATAATAATGGTAGAGTTACTGATAGTAAAGGAAATGGTGAAGATACGTTATGGAACAACATACTCAGAATCAGAGATGATGTAGAAAATTATAGAACTAAAGGATTTCAATCTAATATTTACCCTAACTCAATAGAGGGTGATGAGAATGATGAAATAACGGATTATCAAAGACAGAGATTTAGTGAATATCTAAGTAAAATAAAAAATAATTCAAAAACATTGGGATAATCCAATTATTATTCGTATATTTGTAGGATGGTAATAGTTGAATCGCAAAGTGAAGTAAATGAGTTCCTGCAAATGTGGGAAACAACTCCATCTACAATAATTCCGATTTGGAATGATTTGGATAAGCATCCTATGAATAATGAGTTATCATTTCTATTCATTAGGTTGGGAAATACTGACTTTATCCTTATATACAACCATATTGATGGTAAATCCCAACAAATAGACCTTTCAACCTCTACACAACCAAAATGGGTATTGAATAAGAAGGGTTTACTACAAATGGATACCAACATCCAAAACTTATTTGATATATCTACACATACCTTCTTTGAGGAGAGTAAATTATTAGAATTAAAAAACGAAGAGAAGCAATTCATCAACCATTATAGTAGAATGGGTATACGAGATAATTTAGGTAAGATAGCACCTTTAATGAAATGGGGTGAACACCTTAAATCATTTGTAGACTCTCTTACATTACCTACTCCAACTCCTTCTTGGATGAATAACGATGTGATTCCCCTTCTCTCAGATATAGAACGTTTTGGGGTTCGGGTCGATGAGAAAAAATTTATTGATAGATGGCCTCAAGCTACTAAACACTTAAAAGATACAACCCTTTATACCGAATACAACCCATACACCATTACATCCCGTCCATCCAACCGATACGGAGGTATTAACTTTTCGGCGTTGAACAAAAAGGATGGTACGAGAGATGTGTTTGTACCAAAAGAGAATAGTATCTTTCTACAAATGGATTATGATGCATATCACCCAAGAATCATTGGTAAGTTGATTGATTACGAATTACCGAAAACTTCCGTTCACCAATGGTTGGCAGACCAATATGGAGTTCCATACGATGAATCAAAGGGAATTACCTTTCAATTACTATATGGTGGTATACCTGAGGAGTTTGATGAAATACCTTATTATAAGGGTGTTAGAGAGTTTATTGAGAAATTATGGAGTAAGAGTAGTGAAGTGGGTTATCTTCAAACACAACATAGGAGAATCCCTCTGAGTAGTATAGAAGGAGTGAATCCGCAGAAGTTATTTAATTATTTACTACAAGCGACTGAAACTGAGTTGAATATGGGTATAATGAAGAAAGTTGTTGAGTTTATTAAACAAACAAAAATTGAGCTTACTCTTTATACTTATGATTCATTTTTATTTAGTTATCCATTAGATACTCCTAAAGAAGATGCAAAAAAATTAAAAGAAATTATAGAATCCTTTGGATTTCCTATTAAAGCTGATTGGGGAACCGATTATGGAAAACTTTAATATTTATAAGATATAGGGATTGAAAACACCACATTATGAATAAAAATGAATTTATTGACGAGTTATTATCAGAGTTATCTTATCGTTCAGATGAGGGATATCCTATATTAACTAAGTCTACGCATATAACTCTAATATCTGAAATATTGGATGAATGGGATATGAGTGGAATAAAAAATATACTAATTGAGAATCTTATTGAAGCTGATAAAAATCCAGATGATGATAAATATTCAGGTATTGGTGGTAATCCTTCTAGATATGTAAAAAAATCCGATTACGCAAAGTGGCAACAAAACCCAGACGAATTTACAGGTGATAAATTTGATAAATCTGATAATGGTAAGTATTCGCAAGTAGAAGATGATGGTACTAAGCAAGAACCTGAAGTAGAAAAAAAATCAACTACATATGATGCATCAACTCCAGATGGACTAGCTTATATAAAATCATTAGGACCAAACGATGCTGCATATAAAGCGGCAGTTAAGGCTGGTCATATAACGGATGATGGTGAAGAAGTTAAAACATCAAAAGTTATAAAATCTCCAAACGTAACAGATAAGGTTTATGGTAAGGTAGGTGAAGGCGATACTGATGTGAAGAACAATATGTTCAAATATGGGTTCAAAGGATACCTAAAAGGAACAGGTTCAAAACCAGCTCCGGGTTCCGCAGGTTCAGCATTTAATGAGATAGCATCAGGTGAGGGGGTTCATATGATAGATGAAAATCCAAATATAACTGAAGAGGAATTAGCTCGTAAGATGTATGAAGAATACAAAGAAACTAAATTAGGTAAAGAGCAAAGTAAATCATCTGGTGTTGGTAAAATACCAAAGGATATCAAAAATGCTAAGTTATGGTCTAAGTGTGTAATATCAGCTCGTTCAGCTAGAACAAAATACAACACAACTCAACAAAGAGTTAAAAATCTTCAAAAAGATGGTAAATTCGGTACTATTGATAAGATAAACACTTACTATGGAGCAGCCGAATCCATAGACGCACAAGTTTTAGCTATCAATGATTCTAACAAAGTTATTTTACCAAATGGTACTGAAGTATCTAAAGAAGATGCTATTAAGTTTGTTAAAGCTGGTGGTGGTGGAATCAATCCATCTGATACTGCTACATTTGTAAACGATAAAAGTGGTAACTTGTTGATTCAATTTCATTCTGATAAAACATCAACTTCTGATATTCAAGACAACTCTACGTTAGCTCAAGAAGGAGAAAATTATAAAAACTCTATTGATAATAGTAACTTATCTGATGAAGATAAGGTGGAATCTAAATCTATTGTAGATGGGTATTCAACTAAAATGGTAGCTATCGAAGAAAACTATAACAAACAAGCAGCTATTATTGCTGGTAGATTATCTGAATTACCAGTAGATACCCAAGTAGACATTATAGAAAAGGATACCCAAACCCTAAAACAAAACATTGAGGTAGCTATATTTGGTAAGGATGGTAGCCCTAAAAAACAATTTAAGAAATATCTACCTGTTGATTCTACTACAACTTCGTTATCAATGCAGGAAAAATACGAAGCTATTCGTAGGCTGGTTGCCGATGGTAATGGTAAAACAAATGAAGTTAAGGTAATAACAAAAGTAGGACTTATTTTACAATCAAAAGATTCATCCATTGAAGGTATTGATGTAAAAAAACTTATATCTGATGAAAGAGCAGAAGTTGTAAATTTACAAAGAGAAAGAGTTGATGTACTTAATAAAAAATCGGTAGATGTAGATGGTGTCCCAGTACCATTGGGTAGATTAATGGAAGCTGAAGAAACAATTAGAGGATTTCATTTATCACTTATGGATTATCCACCTAAGAAATATGAAAGTGGAAATCCATCATCTATGGTTGGTTCATCATTGGATGTAAATATGGGTGGTGCTACAGTTAATGGTGAAGTACTTAGGGGGTGTATTGGTGTAAATAGTACAACTGAATTTAAACAAAAGTTTAGATTAAAGGAGTCTGAAGAATTAGTTAAAGATGATGAGGGTAATGTAACTGGAAAAACTGTATTTGTTTACGCTATTGATTCCGATGGAAAAGAAATTGAAATTGGTAAAAAAAGTTATCGTTCAAAAGCTGGTGCAACTGGAAAAACAAATAACACATTCCAATATAGTAAAGGAATGCAAGATTGTTTTAAATCCAAATCTTAAAAAATAATTATACCTATAAAACATCCCTTTGTGTAAGTAGTTTATATTTATATTCAACAAAGGAATTCTCATTATAGAGAAATATAAATATGAAAACACAATTACTGTGTACATTTACAACAAAGGCTGAGTTACAGAAGGTTCTACAAGATATTAGAGAGACTTATGTAATCGTATATAACTACATCTACATCTTGCAAAACAAAGCAGATTTAGATGAATTATACATTACATATAATATCAATACTGAATATAGACCAACCCAACCATTGAGAGATACGATATTGATTCATCGTAAAAAAGAATCAAACTCACTATATACAATTAATGCTTTAAATCAACTTGTAAGAGAGGAGAATGGTGGAGTATTGGATAAATCCTTTATCATTGATTGGCAGAAATTTAGAAACTCAATAATACTTACAAATACAGAGGGTACTAAGAAAATCCAAACTCGTATCTTTGAGGTTATAGAATTTAATCAAAAATAACAGAGTAACAAATGGCAAAATTTACAAGAGAACAAATCGAAGAAACATTAAAAGGTAAAGGTTATAAGTACTTTACAAATGATAAGGGGTATGATGTTAACATTGTTGGTATTAGAAATTCCGATACACATGGTGAGGTAACAAATAAGTTTGATGATACTTTAACAATATCATATAAGGATTCAGATGGTAAGTGGATTTATAATGAATATAAAGCAACAACTGACCCTGGTTCACATTGGGAAAAGAACTTATTGAACAAAGATGGTGTTGCAATTCTAAAACCAGGTCAATATAGAGGTTCACATAAAATTGGATTACACCAAGGTAAGTATGAAGCACTAAGACAACAAAAGCCCGTTAAAGTTTATAGAGATAAAAACAAAGATGGTAAGTATGATATGATTGAAGAGAATGTACAAGAGGGTATATTTGGAATCAACATTCATAAAGCTGGTAAGTTTGAAAATGGTTCAACTCAAATTGATAAATGGTCTGCTGGTTGTCAAGTATTTTCTAAACAATCCGATTTCTATGAATTTATGGAAATATGTAATAAGGCTAAAGATGTATGGGGAAACTCTTTCACATACACATTAATAGAATCTACCGATATCGTATAGATACATAAAAACAAAACAAATTTAAAAAGGGGGAAAGAAATTTCCCTCTTTTGTTGTTTATACCAATTATTTTTTGTATATTTGTTTAACAAATGTAGAAAGATACACATTACACGTCTATTATTAAAAAACTTTCAAAAACATTTGGTAGTATCAATTATTTTTCGTATATTTGTTTAACAAATGGAGAAAGATACCAAAATACTGCCACTCAAAAAGTTTTTCAAATAATGTTTGGTAGTATCAATTATTTTTCGTATATTTGTGAAACAAACCATCAGGAAGTACCTTAAAATGAGGTTTCTTGATATTTATATGTGGTGTAGGAAAGACACCAAAATAAAACCATTAAATAAATAAACACTTAAATTTTTAAAACATGGGACTAGATTTATCCGCAATCAGAGGTAGACTGAACAAACTACAAAACACTGGAAACTCAAAGAGTAATCTTTGGAAACCATCACCTGGTAAACATCAAGTACGTATCGTACCTTACCTATTTAACAAAGAGAATCCTTTCATCGAATTGTATTTTCACTACAACATCAACAACAAAACTTATTTATCTCCATCATCATTTGGAAGACCAGACCCTATTGTAGAGTTTGCTGACAAATTAAAGAGAATGGGTGATAAGGAAGATTGGAAAGCAGCTAAGAAAATGGAACCGAAATTAAGAACTTTCGTACCTGTATTAGTTAGAGGTGAAGAAGGTGAAGGTGTAAAGTTTTGGGGATTTGGTAAAACTGTTTATCAAGAAATCTTAGGTTACATTGCTGACCCTGATTATGGTGATATTACTGAACCAACAACTGGTAGAGATATTACTATTGAGTACACATCAGCAGAAGATGCTGGAACATCTTACCCTGTTACTACTATTAGAGTTAAACCATCAGTATCACCAATCACAAATGATGCGGCTCAGGTTAAACAATTATTAGAAGGACAGACTAATATTACTGATATTTATTCTGAATTATCTTATGATGAATTGAAAAGTGTATTAGAAGGTTGGTTAAATCCATCAGCAGAAGGAGCAAATGATACGGCATCTCAACAAACCTTATCAACTCCAACAGCAGCACCAACACCAACTCCAACAGCAGCACCTGTACAAGCAGCACCTGTTGATAGAAAGAAGTTGGATGATGTTGCTAACGCATTCGATGATTTATTCAACTCATAATACTAAATTTTAATGGCAAAAAAGATAACAAAAGAAGATGATTTGGCAAGTTTACTTGCCGAATCTCTTAACAAAAAAGCAAAAGACCAAAAAGTGGCATTCTTTTTGGATGGTGGGGATTCTCCTACTGATGTATCTGATTGGGTATCCTCTGGAGCATCTATGCTAGACGTTGCCATTTCGAACCGACCTTATGGTGGGTTCCCTGTTGGTAGAATTGCTGAAATTACTGGACTAGAACAATCTGGAAAATCATTAGTATCTGCACACCTTTTGGCTGAAACACAAAAGAAAGGTGGAGTAGCTGTACTAATCGATACTGAAAATGCAGTAAGTAGAGAGTTCTTAGAAGTAATTGGAGTGGATGTATCTAAATTATTATATGTAGCAGCTGAGACAGTAGAACAATGTTTCGAAATCACCGAAACTATTATTGAAAATGTAAGAGTAGCATCGAAAGATAGACTTGTAACAATCGTAGTAGATTCAGTAGCAGCAGCATCAACTGAAAAGGAGATGGATGCAGATTATGGTAAAGATGGATACGCAACCGATAAAGCAATTATCATATCAAAGGCTATGCGTAAGATTACTAACTTAATTGGTAGACAGAAAATCACATTGGTTTTTACAAATCAGTTAAGACAGAAAATGAACGCAATGCCATTCTCTGACCCTTGGACTACTTCAGGTGGTAAAGCTATCGCTTTCCACGCTTCAGTACGTTTAAGATTAAAAGGAATGGGAAGTATCAAAGCCAAAGTAAATGGTGTTGATAGAATCGTAGGTATTAAAGTGAGAGCACAGGTTGTTAAAAACCGAATGGGACCACCACTTAGACACGCTGATTTTGAGGTTATGTTTGATAGAGGAATTGATAACTGCGGTTCGTGGTTGAATATTATGAAAGAAAACAAAATCGTTACGCAAGGTGGAGCTTGGTATAAGTATGTTGATACTGAAACTGGTGAGGAACATAAATTCCAATCCAAAGAATTCCCTGAGTTGTTGAAAAATGACCCTAAATTAGAAGAACAAATTTATAATAAAATTTGTGAAGCTACTATTAGAGAATACAAATCAGCATCAGAGGATATCGATAACTTAGTAGTAGATGACCAAGTTATTGGAGATTAAAAATTAAAAAATAATAAGTTATGAGTAAATTAGCAAATATGTTACGCACATCAGCGGAAGCTGATAAAGCAAAAGCACTCCTTACGTTGGAGTTGTTGGAAAACCATCCTGCCGGAATTGGTGACCATTCTACAAAAGATTTCTATTCAAACGCTGAAGAAGCTCTTCAGATGTTGGTAGATGCAGATGATAGATTGGGAGCAATCCAAAAGTACCTATCTCCACAAAATGTGGGATTGGTTAATGGTAATGGTTATACAACAACAACAACATAATGAAGAAACTCTACAAAGAAATCCTCAACGAAGTAAGTGAGGAACACAAAACGAATCATTTACGAGATAGGAACAGTAGAGTTCTTATTATTGATGGACTAAACACCTTTATCCGTAGCTGGACAACCAACCCTACAATGAATGAGGATGGTGACCATACGGGTGGGGTGATTGGTTCACTCAAATCCATCGGATATCAAATCAGAGAATTTAACCCAACGAGAGTTGTGGTTACATTCGATGGTAAAGATGGTTCTAAATCCAGAAAAGATATTCACGAAGGATATAAGGCTGGTAGAGAAAAGAATCGTTTCAGAGTTAATCGAGCCTATGGTGCTCCATTATCTGAAGAAGATGAAAGATTATCAATGAGGCAACAATTTGTGTGGCTGAATGATATATTGGATTTCCTACCTGTACAAACTATGGTTTATGATGGTATTGAGGCTGATGATACAATTGCATATGTAACCAATCACGTTCAAAATCAATTAGATGGGCAAGTTATAATTGTTTCAACTGATAAAGATTTTCTACAATTGGTTTCAGATAAAGTGACTGTATTCTCACCAACCAAAAAGAAACTATATAATAGACAACTCGTTTTTGATGAGTGGGGTATTTGGCCTGAAAATCTTTTAGTATATCGTACGTTGGATGGAGATAAATCCGATTGTATTCCAGGCATCAGAGGATGTGGTATTAAAACCACTTTAAAGAGGTTTCCTGAACTATCGGAAGATAGGCTAGTAACACATGAGGAATTGTTCCAATTGTGTGAGGAGAAGAAGGGGAAGATAAAACTGTATGATGATATCTTAGGAGCAAAAGAACAACTTTTGATGAATAAGAGATTAATGGAGTTAGATGTACCACATATCCCAACCAATAAGAAATTAAAGATTATGGATAGATTCGCTGAAGATGATATCCAATTCAATAAACTTGATTTCCTTAAAGTTGGTGCTAAATATAAGGTACTTCAAAATTGGAGAGATATAAATGATTGGTTACAATCAACATTTCACAACATTATTACAAAATAGATTAGGTTATATCATAAATATATTGTATATTTGTGATTCAAATCAAAAGTTATAGATGCAAAATATAGATACTCTTTCTAAATACGGACAATCATTTCAAACAAAGGTATTATCTTCGTTGATTACGGATGTTCGTTTGTTAGATACATTAAATGAGATTATACATCCAAAGTTCTTCGAAGCTGAATCCAACAAATGGATTGCTGATGAGATAAAAAACTATTATAATGACTTTAAGAAATCACCTACACTTGATGTATTTAAAGTGGAAGTATCTAAATTAGATGATAAGGGATTTCAGAAAACTGTAATAGAACAATTGAAATTAGTATTTACCAACATTGGTGATTCTGATATGGACTTTGTTAAGAAGGAATTCTCTTCATTTTGTATTAATCAAAACTTAAAACAGGCAATTGTTGAATCAATTGATTTACTTAAAGCTGGAAACTACGATAAAATCAAAGATTTAGTAGATAAGGCAATGAAAGTGGGTATTGATAATGATTTAGGACATGATTATGTTTTAGATTTTGAAGAACGAACTACCGAAATTAATAGAAATTCAGTTCCAACTGGTTGGGATTGTATTGATGAGATAATGGATGGTGGATTGGGACCTGGTGAATTGGGAGTTGCAGTTGCACCTTCTGGTGTTGGTAAGACTTGGGTATTATGTGCATTAGGTGCCGCAGCAGTAAAAGCTGGACTTAATGTGGTACATTATTCCTTAGAACTTTCAGAACATTATGTAGGACAACGTTACGATACTGTTTTTACTCAAATTCCATCATCTGAAGTGAAGGAAAATAAAGAGCAGGTATTTAGTAAGATTAACAAACTTAATGGAAAGTTATTAATTAAATACTACCCACCAAAGGGAGTATCTTCAAAGAAGATTGAAGCCCATATTGAGAAAATGACCGCAGCTGGTAATAAACCTGATTTGGTTATTATCGATTACGCTGATTTACTTCTATCTCACTCAAATAATTCTGATTCTACGTATGGAGAGCAGGGTGGTATTTACATTGAGTTGAGAGGTATGGGTGGTGAATTAGGACTTCCAATATGGACAGCATCTCAAACCAATCGTTCGGCAATTGATTCTGAAGTTATTGAAGCTGATAAGATTGCAGATTCTTACGCTAAAGTAATGAATGCAGATTTTATTATGAGTATTAGTAGGAAAGCAAAAGATAAATTGAATAATACTGCTAGGTTTCACGTAATGAAGAATAGATTTGGACCTGATGGAATAACATTCCCATCTAAAATGGATACCAACACTGGATTCATTGAAGTATTTGATGGTAATTCATCAGATGGAATCATCACTCAGAAGGAATCCGCTAATGGTCAGAACATGGAGCAGCAATTGCTACATAAAAAGTATGTAGAAAACTTCGGATAATAATTACAATCTATAAAATTACCACTAAGGTATTTTAATACCTGATTTGGTGTTGTACATACAATATCAAAAAGTAATTTATAAAAAATACTATCCAAACTGTATTCACTTTTGAATATATAAGATAGTTATATTCACCCAACTCAAATAAGGGTTGGTTAACATTAATAATAATAATAAAAATTAAATTTATGGCAACATCGCAAGAGATTTTCGAACAAATTGAAGAGTTATATACTCAATTCGAAGCAGAACACAATGGAACTACTAAAGCAGCTAAATCAAGAGCTCGTAAACATATTGGGGAAATCAAAAAATTGGTTACCGATTATAGAAAAGTTTCAGTAGAAGAATCAAAATAAGAAAAATTCAAACATGAGCAAATTATTTAAAGAAAGAATTCCTTACAAGCCTTTTGAATATCCCGAATATTACACCGAAGGGTGGTTAAAGCAAGCACAAGCATTTTGGTTACATACCGAAATACCTATGCAGGGTGATGTGAAAGATTGGAATGAACACCTTACAAAAGAAGAAAAAAACTTAGTTGGAAATATTCTTTTGGGGTTTGCTCAAACTGAATGTGCAGTTTCTGATTATTGGACTACTATGGTTACCAATTGGTTTCCAAAGTATGAAATAAAGCAGATGGCAATGATGTTTGGTTCCCAAGAAACAATACATGCTACCGCATATTCATATTTAAATGAAACATTAGGGTTGGATGATTTCTCAGCATTTTTGCATGAACCTGCAATTGCTGAGAAATTCGAACTCTTAACAGAAACCACAAACGAGTGGAAACATACTGATTTAGAAGTAAACGCTGAGGCTAGAAAAGAAGTAGGACGTTCTCTTGCTATCTTCTCAGCATTTAGTGAAGGAGTATCGTTATACTCTTCATTTGCAGTACTTTACTCATTTCAAATGAGAAATCTATTGAAAGGTATAGGACAACAAATGAAATGGAGTATACGGGATGAATCCTTACATTCTAAAATGGGTTGCCAATTGTTTAGAGATATGTGTAGTGAATTTACTACACTAAAAGATGATAGTAAACAATCTATTGAAGAAGCTGCGAGACTTATCGTAGAATTAGAATCAAAATTCATTGATAAAATGTTTGAGATGGGTGAATTAGAAAACCTATCTTCATCAGATTTGAAAGAATTTATCAAAGCTAGAACTAATATAAAATTAGTTGAGTTGGGATATGAGAGTATATTCGAATATGATAAAGATGCAGTTGAACGTTTAGACTGGTTCTATCAACTATCAGGTGGAGTTACACATACCGATTTCTTTGCAGTAAGACCTACTGACTATTCCAAAGCTGGAGAAGGTGAAAATTGGGATGATATGTTTTAGTAAACCCTTGTTAAATTCAATTAAATTTCGTATATTTGTAATATGAAACCATTTACATATTTAAATGAATATTTGAAAACTGATATAGCACCCTCATCAACACATGGAATCGGAACTTTCGCTCTTAGAGACCTAAAAGTTGGTGAGGATGTTTTCATCAGATGGAAAGGTGAAACCAAATCATATATAGTATCTAATGATGAATTTGATACTTTACCGGAATCATCTAAATTTCTTATTTTAAAATCATATGAAAATAGAAATGAATATCCATTTATTTGGTTTAGATTGTTCAAAGATTCGTACTTTAATTTATCGAACCCTTGGGCATACGTTAACACAAAAGAAACTGATGGCAATATTGATTCTGTAACAAAGAAAGTAATAAAACCCATTAAACAAGGTGAAGAACTATTCGGAACCTATAACTTAAAAAATACAATATTAAAATGACATTTGATAAATTAATAGATAATGTGAAGGGTTGGGCTGATGCAAAGGATATCCTTAAATCAGAAAACGCACCTAAGCAATTAATGAAAGTAATGGAAGAGTTGGGTGAAACCGCTGGAGCTATTGCTAAAAATAAAGCAACTGATGAAATTCAAGATGGAATTGGTGATACGTTCGTAACTTTGATAATTTTGGCTTACCAATTAGGATTGGACCCAACTGAATGTTTAGAGCATGCTTGGAACGAAATAAAAGATAGAACAGGTAATACTGTTAATGGAGTATTTGTAAAAGATGAAAATTAATATATAATGGCTAAGAATCACGGAGAATATTTAGGTTGGGAATTAGGAGTAGATTTCCCAGAGTGGGGTAACACCGATATATATGTAAAAACGATATCTAAGGGGTATCTACTTGTTGGTGAAAAACCAAAAGATGCATATTGGAGAGTAGCAACTAAAGTTGCACAACGTTTGAATAAACCTCAAATGGCTAGTAAGTTTTTTGATTATATATGGAAAGGGTGGTTGAATCTAGCTTCACCTGTTCTTTCAAACACTGGAACCGATAGAGGTTTACCTATTTCTTGCTTCGGGATTGATGTAGCTGATTCTATACATGATATTGGTTCTAAAAACTTAGAATTAATGTTATTGGCTAAGCATGGTGGTGGAGTTGGTATTGGTATCAATCAAATCAGACCTGCTGGAGCTAAGATTACTGGTAATGGAACATCGGATGGTGTAATTCCATTCGCTAAAATATACGATTCAACTATACTTGCAACAAATCAAGGTTCAGTAAGAAGGGGAGCAGCATCTGTAAACCTAAACATTGACCATAAAGATTTTGAAGAGTGGTTGGAAATTAGAGAACCTAAAGGAGATGTAAATAGACAATCATTAAATCTACACCAATGTGCAGTAGTGGGTGATAAGTTTATGAGAAAACTTCAAGATGGTGAAGAAGATGCTCGTAGAAAATGGGGTAAATTACTTCAGAAACGTAAAGCAACTGGTGAACCTTATATTATGTACAAAGGGAATGTTAACAAACAAAACCCAGATATGTACAAAGTTAATGGGTTGAAAGTACATATGACGAACATTTGTTCTGAAATTACGTTACACACCGATGAATCACATTCATTTGTATGTTGTTTAAGTTCATTAAATCTATCAAAGTACGATGAGTGGAAAGATACTGACTTAGTATATACTGCAACTTGGTTCTTAGATGGTGTAATGGAAGAGTTTATTCAAAAAGCTAAGAACTTAAAAGGATTTGAAAATTCAATACGTTCAGCAGAAAAGGGTAGAGCATTAGGATTAGGTGTATTGGGATGGCACACCTATTTACAAAAGAATGGTATTCCATTTGAGGGTATGACTGCGCAATTCGAAACTCGTAAGATTTTCTCTCAGTTAAAGATTGAATCTGAAAGAGCTAGTAGAGATATGGCTGTTGAGATGGGAGAACCATTGTGGTGTAGAGATAGTGGGATGAGAAACACTCACCTAAGAGCAATTGCACCAACTGTATCTAACTCTAAATTGAGTGGTGATGTATCAGCTGGTATTGAACCTTGGGCAGCCAACATATTTACTGAACAAACTGCTAAAGGTACATTTATTCGTAGAAACTCTGAGTTGGAAAAGGTACTTCGTAAAGCTGGACTTAATAACAAAGAAACTTGGGATAAGATTATAGCTGATGGTGGTTCAATTCAGGATATCAAAGAGTTGGATGAATATTGTTTCTTAAATAGTAAAGTAGTTAAAGTAGCTGATTTAAATGAAGATGATACCACTAAAACATTTACTATTAAAAGTGTATTTAAAACATTCAAAGAAATAAACCAATTGGATTTAGTTAGACAGGCTGGTATTAGACAACAATACATCGACCAAGGTGTATCATTGAATTTGGCATTTCCTGCAACGGCTACACCAAAGTGGATTAATCAGGTAACTATGGAAGCTTGGAAGCAAGGGGTTAAAACTCTTTACTATATGAGAACCGAATCAGTACTTAGAGGTGATATTGCATCTCAAGCAATGGATCCTGATTGTGCGGCGTGTGATGGATAAGATAATAAATTAATAAACAAAAAATAAACAATTATGATAGAAGTAAAAAAGTTCTTTGGAGAATGGTGCGGCCCTTGTAAGGCATTGGCACCAACAATTACAAAATTAAAAGAACAACATGGGGATGTAACCTTTACGGATTACGATGTTGATAAAGATTTTGAACAAGCACAAAAATATAACGTTCGTAGTATTCCATTAGTTGTTATTGAACACAATGGTAAAGAAATCCATAGATTTTCGGGATTACAATCGGAAATGGCATATAACAACGCAATTAATGAAGTAAAACAAAAAGCTTAAAATGCCAATACTAAGAGGTCAGTCTCATCCATCTTCAAAGTTGACAGATGAGCAGGTTATACAAATAAGAAAGTTATGGAAAATGGGACATAGAAATTGTAGAGTTATGGCTCGCAACAACAAATGTTCTTCAGCCAATATTCTAAGAATTGTTCGAAATGAAACGTGGACACATTTAAATGAATTCTGGTCTGGTAGTGTATGAAAGAAGATAAAACATACTGTGATACATCAAAACTATCCGTTAGATTAATAACTAAATCAGTAGCAAAAGATATCATTGTTAACAACCATTATAGTGGATTGTGGACAAAAGTATCTTACGCTATTGGTTTATTTACTACTGATGTAGAAGAACACCCATTCTTTAGTGGTGTTGAAGATAAGTTAATAGGAGTTGCTTGTTATGGTGACCCAATTGGTAGAAGCGCAGGTCAATCTATAACACCTTTATTAGAAAGAGATGAGGTATTGGAACTTACTAGATTATTCGTATTTGATGATTATGGTTCAAATATAGAGAGTTGGTTTCTATCTCAAACATTTGATTGGTTACGAACCAACGTTCCTAAGATAAAAGGATTGATATCATATTCAGACCCTAAAGAAGGTCATTGTGGTACAATATACCAAGCAACCAATTGGTTGTATCAGGGTAACAAACTACGATTTAACGATAGTTGGGATTTCCGTTGGGAAGAAAATGGTAATTGGCATCACCAAAGAACTTCATATGTGAAGTTTGGAACAAATAATCCCAAAGAAATCCAAAAGATATCAGCATCCACATTTTGGATAAGAAAGAATCCAAGAAAGCATAGATATGTGTACATCTTATCAAAAGGTGGAATACGTAGGAAGTTAATGAAAACTATAAAGCACCCAATATTACCTTATCCAAAGGAAAACGAGCAATTTGTAGAAGAAATTATAAAAATGTCACCAATAAATTTGGTAGAATCAAATTAATTTCGTATATTTGTTTTATAAATAAAATATATGGCAATCAAACCTAAGTTTTTTCCGTTAACTGGTGATTTAAGAAACCTTTTACTTCTTATAAAAAGTATTGGTGGCGATTATCCACATCAATCATTAGTTGATATGACACTAAGTTCAAATCAGTATCATAAAAATGATAGACAGTGGTTGAATAAAGTAAGGGAATGGCATATCGTAGTTAATATAACACTCAACTCAAATTTATTATGACTGAATCACAAGAAATAGAAGAAATCCTTTTTGAAGCACATGCACACAATATTCGTAGAGAAGTTATGGATTTAGCAAGTACTGAGTTAAAGGAAAACCCAAAAATGAGAAAAGTAGATGCTTATCAAAAAGCATACCTAACTCTAACAAAATAAATGAAAGAAGAAGGAAAACATTATGTTGATGCTAGTAAAGTAAGTGTAGCTCCAATTGCTAAATCTATCGCTAAAGATATGATTATCAAAAAGCACTATACTCACGCTTGGACTGCTTGTAGGTATTCATTAGGTATATACCACACAATGGAAGAGAAGGATATATTCGGAAATGACCAACAATTGGTTGGTGTGGCAGTTTATGGGTTCCCTGTTGGAGCAAAAGCACCTACATCGGTATGTGATGGTTTAACAAAAGATAACATCTTAGAACTCACTAGATTGTATGTAGATGATGGGTTTGGTTCAAACATAGAGAGTTGTGCATTAGGTAAAACTTTCCAATGGATAAAGGATAATGATAAAAACATTAAAGTGTTACTTTCATATGCTAATAATGGACAAGGACACGTTGGTGGAATCTACAAAGCTACCAATTGGATTTATCAGGGTTTGAACACGGATATCGCCTTGATGCCAAATTGGGGAATATCATTAAGTGATGACCCACATGATTGGATTCATAGTAGGACAGTTTATAATAATTGGGGAAGTGGTAACTTAGAACATCTTAGAAAAGAAATTGGTAAAGATGGTTATAGTGAATTTTGGAGAAGGGAAGAACCACCTAAACATAGATACATTCAGATACTTGCTACCAACAAAAAGGAAAAGAAAGATTTGATGAAACGTTTAAAACATCCAATCAGAGATTATCCGAAAGATTTAAACGCATACAATACTGATGTTATACATCACACAACATATTCACCTGAAGAATCAAACGAAATAAACTTTTGGTAAAATAAGTGAAATAAAGCTTGTGTAATCCAAATAGAAATCGTATATTAGAGGGTAGTTGATTAGGAGATTTCATATCAACTCACTAACCCTTTAAAATAGATAAAAGTATGATTGGTTCATTTAATGTAGTAAGTGTTAAAGAAGTACAAGGATTTGTAAATGGATTGGATAGATATCCAAATCAGTATAATTCGGGTAGAGTAGTTTCTTATAGTAATAGTGCAAAATCACTCTTAGTAAGGGGATTTCTCAACGGAATTGATACAAGTTTCTTTTCTCCAAGTGTAATTGTTAAAGAGGCAAAAGGATATGTAAATTATTCATCAATGAAGGAGAACGATTGGTTCTCACAAACCGAAGGTGAAACTATATCTGCAAAAGGAAATCCAATGTTCGATAACGGACCTACGCCAAATGTGGCAATTGCAACACCTTCCACAATTACTCCTAAGATAAGTAAAGGTGATGTTATAAACATCTCATATCAACCAAAGGGTGAATTCAATGGTACCACTACTATTAAATCAGTAAAAATCAAATCCACCTAAGAGTGGGTTTTTTTGAAAATAAATACGAAAAAGCTTGTGTATGTCAATTGTATTTCGTATATTAGGTGTGTAGTTGAGGTGGTTGTTCCACCACTACGTTAACCCTTTTAAATTGAAAAATATGATATTATTAAATCCTATCCTTAGTGAAGTAAAAGAAATGATGGCTGCACAAGATACACCATCATCTTATGTATATTATGAATATACTCAGGAAGAACTATGGGATGATGAAGATTTAGGAGACTTCTAATTTTCCAATAACTTTACAAAATAATTAACCCACTTAAATTAAACAATATGTTACAAATCGGATTTTCAACAAAGTACTTTACATTATGGGATGTTCAAAATGAAACGGAATATTCCGGTTCGGAAGGGCAGTACTCTTATAACGTTACACGTTTCACATACCTTCAGAACCTCTCTTTAGTAGAGGAAAAGGCTGTTGCTAAAGCAAAAGAAAAGGGATGTACTCAATTGGGTATTAACGATGAGTTACGTGGTAGAAGTGGTAGAAGTTTCGAAAAAAGAACTCGTATAGAAAAGGTATTCGAATTACACCAATTTACATATGGTAAGTATGAAGGTGATGATATCAGAGAAAATACTGATGTTAATTATCTAAAGTGGTACTTTAATGAAACTGAACTAATGTTAGTAGCAGAACGTGTTTGTGAGTTGGATTCTGATTATAGTATCTATGAGAATGGAATAGTTACTTCAGAGCAATTAGATAATATAACCAAAACAAATACTATTGAGGCTGGGTTAAAAAAGACTGGAACTATTCAACTACAAATGGAACGAAACCTTGATACTTATGGGTTTGTTCAAATAGATGGTATTCCTTACAGTTTTGAAAACTATTGTACTAGAAGTTACAATGGGTATGGGTATGGGTTACCGACCTTAAATGGTAAAGCAAAAAGAGTTAAAAACAAACTCATTGAAGTGAAAGCAGAATTTGGTGTAGTTGGTGACTGGGAGATGTGGAAAGTAACTGAGTGGGATTTCGTAAAATAAATAATAAAAAGCTTGTGTACGTTAATTCAATTTCGTATATTAGTATGGTAGTTGAGTGAGGAAGTTCTCACCAACTCACAACGGAGGTTCGAATACCTCAATTAATAATTAATAACTTAAAAGAAAAGTTTATGTTAAACACACAAAACACGCCCCCATCAATCAAAGAGGTACAACTTGGGGATGTACCTAAAATTTATGAAGGATATCTTTATCGCTACACTAATTTAGATAACAACAAAGTTTATGTTGGTGTTCATAAAGGATATGTTGGTGATGGGTATTGGCACTCATCTACAAATAAGGAATTTGGTAAAGAATTTCAAAGTTCCGATGGAAACTTTAAATTTGAGATTTTAGAATATGGTAATTACGCTGAGATGACAGTATCTGAAAGAAAGATTCTAAAAGATAACGATGCTAGAAATAATCCTATGTTTTACAACAAATCAAATGGCTCCGCTAAGTTTTCTCAGCCTGATAATGAGTTGATGTTAGAACTTTACACTAAGATATCAAACAAAGAGTTTCCAATTACGTATGAATCAATTGATGATGTGTATGAATTGGCGAGATTACAAGTTCGTTCTGAGGAGATAAAGGAACATCGTTTAGAAATCAAAGAAAAAATTGATGATGCTGGTGGTAATACTGATGGGTGTAATCCTATCGTAATTTACGAAGGTAGACAATCTGGTAAAGATATTATTGGTGATGGTAACCATACAGTGGGTGGGGCTAAGGATGCTAAACATTCTACTGTTGTTCCTGTAATTAGAATTCCAAAAGAGGTTCATGAACAATATACGAATGATGAACTTAAAGGTGTTAGTAACTTTCAAAACAAAAGACCTGAAACCATCAAAAGGGCAATGAGTGCTGATGATGCAGTTAAGTACATAGTAGGTGTTTATACAAATGGTACTCCATACGATTCAATTGGAAATAAAGAGTATTTAGGGCTTTGTGGTTTTACCAAACGAAGAATCACTACAATTCTTAAAAAAGCAAAAGTGGAAATTGATAAGAACAATTTGGCTTTGGCTAACAAACTTTGGATTGATTATACTGATAAAGTTCACATTAAAACTAAAGATGCAGTTGTTGAGGGATTCAGAGATAGTAACACAATTTCAATGGCTTTCACATCAGCTATGTTTAAGTGGGATAATATTTTTAATACTATATTTGCTCACACCGAATACAATGAAACGACTAAAACATATAAACCCACTAAAACCAATGTAATGATTACGATATATCATCCTAATCCAGACGCTGAAGAGAATTGGAAAACAATTCATCAACCTGTTGTCTGGTCCAAATTGAAATATTACCTATCACCATTGGGTTATACATTTAACGTACATGAGCTGGTTTCAACAATGGTAAATAAATTAGATTAATGAATTTTTGGGAAGCAATTGATTACAAAAACGCTAGGAAAGTGTTGGTAATTCCAAATATAACGAATAGTTCTAACATTGAAAAGGATTCCTTTATTGATGTATTGTATAATCACATAAAAGCTTTGGATAGTCGTGGTGACTACTATTGGAATGTGTTAGTTCCAAAAGGTAATGTTACTAAGAAATTAAATCTACCTAATGTTAAGCAAATTGAGATTCACATTCCCGGTGATATGATGAATCAAAGAGCATTCCCATCGGTTGATTTAATGAAGGTATTGCGAGATGTTGAGTATGATGTTATATATTCACATCTACCAGATTGGCCACAAGTTGGTAGATATGCTAAGTTTGGAACTAAGATTATTGGTTATACACATTGGTTTGAGGGTGCAAAGCATCTACCTTGTAATGGTATCGATAGACGGGCTGGTAAGGCAAAGTGGTTGTGGTTACCAATTGAACTTTTGGGAATTTCTCAAATGGAAACCTGCTATCTAAATACACAGGACCAAAAGAATAGAGTTCTTGCTGAAGCAAAGGAACTATTCAATGATGAGTTTGTTCAAAAATTAGATAATATACTTACAGTCTGGAATTTGGGTGTTGAGAAATCTAAGATTGTACATACACCATCAACTGATAAGCAAAACATCATTGTGTTTAATCATAGACCCGCTGCATATAAAGGATATCCTAAATTCATTGAGTTAATGAGAGAATATCGTAAACAAAGACAAGATTTCACAGTATGGGTTCCTCAGTTAAGTGGACAATCACCTGAAAGTTGGATTGATAACTCCAAATCACCAAAGCATGAATATTACCAAAGATTGCAAGATTGTATTGTTGGTATTCAAATGAGGCAATCGAATTATGGTTGGTCTGTAAGTGGTACTGATTGTATGATGAACGGAACTCCAATGGTTTGGCAAGAATCTGATTGTTATAGAGAAATAGACCCAAATGGTTTATTTTGGAATAAGAAAGTAGATTTCTTCAATATCTTAGATAAGATATTAGATGATACTACGTATCGTAATGAATTGGATTTGAAAGCAATTCAAAGAGCAACTGAACTCTCACAAAATGAAGCTACGATGATTGATAAATTACATAAAAAACTAAATTCATAAAATAGACATGAAAAAATTAAATAAGATGTTAGCGGAGTTTGACTCCAAAGGAGTATTCCCATATGATAAAGAATTATCTGAGGTAGCTAAAGAAAAAAACGGATTAGATTCAGAATATGATGTGGAGATGATGTTAATTGAGAGAGCTAGGAGCGATGAATCGCATCCCTACCATAAGATGGTAATATAAATCAAAAAATTAATTAGGAATAATCAAATATATTTTGTATATTTGAATAAATCAAAAAACACTTAATGTACCAAAATATATATTATCAAAGAGAACGAAACCTTATCCACTTATGGGATGATAAATTGGGCTATCGTACATTCCCATACACTCGTTATGCTTATGAAAAAGCAGAAAATGGGGAATGTATTTCATTGTATGGTGAACGATGTACAAAAATTTACAAATATAGTAAAGATGATTTAAATTTATTAGAATCCGATGTACCTGAAACTACGAGAGTTTTAGTTGATACATATACTGATTCTGATTTACCATCAGAGGGACACGTTATCCTTACATATGATATTGAGTGTGAAATGGAAAGTGGCTTACCCGATCCTGAAGAAGCTACCAATGAATTAACATCAATCGCTTTACATGATTCGGCAACTAAGCAAGCTTGGGTATTGGTTATGGATAAAGCTGGTGAGATGTTGGAAAAAACAACTGATAAAGCAATAGTACTTCCATTCAGAACCGAAGAAGATATGTTGATGAAGTATTTAGAGTTGTATGAGATGATTAATCCAACTATTGTAACTGGATGGAACATTGATTACTTTGATACACCTATGTTATACAATCGTATCAAACGATTATTAGGTAAACAACACGCTAATAGATTATCACCTATTGGGGAATGTTTCTGGTCACCTTATCGCAAAAGATTCTTTATGGCTGGTGTATCTTACTTAGATTATATGGCTCTTTACAAAAACTTTACATATTCTGAATTAGATTCATATCGATTGGATAGTATCGCTCAGAAAGAATTAGGTAGAGGTAAGATTGAATATGAAGGAAACTTAGATTTACTTTTTAAAGATGATATTGAGAAATTCATTGAGTATAACTTAGTGGATGTTGAATTGGTAGTTGATTTTGAAGCAAAGTTACAATTTATTGATACTGCTAGAGGTATCTGTCATGCTGGACACGTTCCATATGAAGATTTTGTATATTCATCAAAATACCTTGAGGGAGCACTACTTTGTTATCTAAAAAGAAAGAGTATCGTAGCACCTAACAAACCTGCTGATAGAAGAGAACGAATGGAAGCTCTTAAAGAAAATAAGCAAGAGAAGTTCATTGGGGCATACGTAAAAGCACCAATTGTTGGAAAGTATGATTGGATATATGATTTAGATTTAACATCTCTATATCCATCTATTATTATGACTATCAATATTTCACCTGAAACTAAGATGGGTAAGATTGAAGATTGGGATGCACAGGATTTCGTAAAAGATAAGAGAGAACTTTGGAAAATCAATGGAGATACTATTAAGCAAGAGAATTTAAAGTTATTCTTAGAACGTAGTAAGTATTCAGTTGCATCCAATGGTGTTTTGTATAGAACCGATATAGTAGGTTGTATTCCTGATATCTTAGACTTGTGGTTCTCACAAAGGGTAGAGTTTAGAAAGTTAGAGAAGAAGTATGGTGAAAGTGGAGAAAAAGAAAAGTACGCATTCTATAAGAAGAGGCAATTAGTACAAAAGATTCTGCTTAACTCACTTTATGGCGTCCTCGGTCTTCCTGCCTTCCGCTTCTATGATGTGGATAACGCTACCGCAGTAACAACAACTGGACAGACTG